AGCAATCCTGCGTTAAATACATTGTGACCGCATTCATCACATAACCAAGCCGTAGTTTTAGTAAGATCTACTTTTACTTGAAGTTGTTTTTGTTGTTGATTCATTTTTTATTTTTTAGATTCCCAATATAATTGTCTTACTTTAGCTCCTAACTCTTGATCGTTAGGCGTACTCAATACAGTATACTCAGATACAGTAAATAGATTTCTATGAGAGTCCAAAGCGATTGGCTCTTCTTCTTTGTTGCCGCATTTATTACACAACTGACCTGCGCCTTCTACGTAATTGTATCTGAAGTCAATAGGAGTTCTAAATCTGTATTGAGTATCTACTCCACAGATAACGCATTTTTCAATGGGATTTTTTTGATTTTGTTCTTGCTCTAATGCACAAGAAAGATGGTCTACACCAACAAGATAATCGTACTCTACTTCTGAGGTGTCTTTGCCGCAATATTGGCAGGTAAATAGGGAGGTTTCCATAACGTTTTATTTATAACCTAAATGTAACAATTATGGAGAAGATGGAGAAATAAAAGTTTAAAGTAAAGCTGTTGTTCTTGACTTATTTTTTATTTTTTGTTAATTAACTTTGATTCTAATTTGTCTAGTCGAGAATCCATCATGCTGTATATAGCTTGTTCTGATTCTGCTCGACTTCTGTGAACTTGTTCTATCTCTAAGGATAGTACTCTATTTGTTTGAGCGTCTATTTCAAAGACGTCTCTATTGAGGTCTTCGATTCTTTTTTCTAACTTAATGGTCTTAACGAAGGCAATAACAGCAACTATCGCTAACGCGATAACCACCACTAGGCTCATCCCTAAAACGAATGATAGTGTTTCCATATTTTATTTCTCCTATATGTCAAAGAACAACAGCTTGCTGTAGGGGAAGGATTCGAACCTTCATGCAGCGATTCGATAAAAGACACATTGCTCGAGCTTGTGGTCAATCCATATCTTTTATCTATTTCGTTCTCTGCGCCCACGAGACGAGTGGGTGTGTATGCCGTGGCGTACGCCTTTCACCACCCTACAGTATATTAATAGATTCCGTCCTCTTCGTCTATTTTAAAATCCAATTTATTCTGATCGATTCTAGCTTGTTCGGCTTCTTTGTACCACCTAATCCAAGTTAGAGATACATCGATAGGAGCCAATACCCAAGCCATTACTACAACCATAACAGCGTCTAACTCAGGAGAATTGTATTCTGTTCCTGTTTTTCTATATCTCTTGTTTAGTTGATAGAAACAATAGATAATGCAAATAAAATAATAACCTAATAACATATATTTAATTTTTAAAGTTGCCCCTCAAGGATTCGAACCTCAACAAACTGTACCAAAAACAGTCGTACTACCGTTATACTAAAGGGCATAATAGTGTAGTAGGAGCTAGCATCCTTGTGGTTACTACACGTTTTATCCACTTTGGTAAAAGGCCTACTCTGTGCGCCCTGATCGCGGGAAGGGGAGTAAACGTCTTTTGCGGAAAGACAGGGATTCGAACCCCAGATACAGTTTCCCGTATTCTTGTTTTCAAGACAAGTGCATTAAGCCTCTCTGCCATCTTTCCGTTACGGTGGCGACAATACTTAGACTAGGGCTGCAGACCCTTGGTATTGCGTTTCTTCAACCACCAACCACCGGCTTAAGACGTCAATGCCAATGGTCCTGTTTATTTTATATAAGACGTTTACAGCTAACGTCTTTGTCGGTTTAAAATTATCGCAATATTAGTACTATGAATACTAATTTTTGACTTTTTTAAACCAATAAGGTGCCGGTGGAAGTATTTGTTTAACTTCACGGAGTCCTTTTCGGTCACTCCACCACTTCGAATCAGGTACGTCTCAATGCTACTCGTCAGTATACATTGTTTATTCCGCCACACCGGCATATTAAGTTTAGGAAAGGCGAGGATGGTTCAGTGGACAACTCCTTTTATGATTGGCATTACTAATGATGGTTTAAACTCCGATATAGTCGGCCAATGCTTTTTGAGCGCCACCAACAGGCTAACCTATATCATTCCCCAATCAACCCAAAAAATTTAGGAAAGCAGAAGATGGGTGCGTGGACATCTGCTTTTACGATTGGCATTTCTAACCGCGAGGTATCCGCCCTTTCTACAGTTAAAGGATACATTCCAATCAACCTTAATATTGAAACAAACTACCCACAATTTTTCAAAGTCGCCATCCAAGTCATTGCTCTGGTTAAACCAGCGGCAGGTAGTTGTGTTTTTATGCTTTGTACATTTTAATTCGATACAATTTGAATTGCTTGTCTTTTGGATTGATAAGAATATCTATACGCTTTTTCCAACGTTTGTTCATTAGGTCTTTGACCACATAAACTCCGCTGTACTTTCCTGCGCCCACAATTCTTACCTTTTGTCCGAACTTAAATTTTTTATTTAAGTCCCTACTAACTGCTATAATTCTGTGCTTCTTCGGATTGTTTTCTGTTAACCTCATTCCGGTTGCAGTCACATCTCCATTAGGATCGTTTTTAAATTCGTTCACCTTGTAAGTGGTGACAGTTACGAATTCAACGCTACTCTTTTTATGAGGCACGAACTTCTTACCCGCTTTTATGGGGCTTGAAGCCAATACACTTATTAAAATAATACTAATCCATTTCATAACCTTTATTTTTTGTGGAGCATATGGGACTCGAACCCATGTCTCCGTAATGAACAATAATACCAACGTCTCACACGCTTAGATCTGTTTTTATTCTGATCAGTAAGGGTCGTATGGTTTTTGGTCCTTACGATATCCACCACTTGGTTTTATGACTACCAAGAAACTCCCAGAAGGAGCAGAGCTATAATACTGAGACTATAGCGGGGTTTTCACTTCTTTTTAAAGTCCCATGAGTGATACGGGATGCGACTAAGCAGCGTATGCGTACTCGTCAGCACCGATGAAACTCATAAGAGAATCAAAGGTCATAGTAGATAATTCTACAGTTATTGTTTCGTAAGGTTTTAAGGACTTATCTTACTTTGTCCGCGTGTGGTATTACCTCCGAATTACGGATCAATTCCAAGGATGCCCCATGTGAATATATAAATATACTAATTTTACGAGAATAGAATATCTGCCTCTTCTTCATCGAATCCATATTCTCCATCATGAAATTCAACTTCGAATAGATTGCCTACTTCTACATCGGTGTCTACAAATCTGTTCTTGTCAAAACAATTGTAAGGTTCAGGAGCGTCCAATTCCCAGAAAATATAATTTCCTTTTGAAGTGGTTGAGAACACTGTGTAGAATGCATCCTCTACTAAAATACCGGTGTCGTCTGCTTTAATACATTTAACTTTTCTATAACTCATAACTTATTAATTTAAAATAAAAAGACCTTTCTTAATGTAGTCTTTGCAGGCGGAATTCCCCGACACCGTTACTTAATTACTTTTGTGGTTGCTCTACTTTTGCGCGAGCTCCAGATCCACCGCCAATTGTTTTAGCTGTAGAATCTACTGTAATCTCTGTTGAATCTGCTGCAATCTCTGTTGAATCTACTGTAGTTTTTGTAGAATCTGTTGTTGTTGTAGCAGAAGTGTTAGAAGTTCCGCAAGCCGTTAATACTAAAGCTGTAGCGAAAGCGATCATGATTTTTTTCATGGTTGTTTTCTTTTTTGATTAATGAATAGATATGTAATATACACATCTCCTTTGATATAAAAAAATATTTAAGCTGTTTTTTTAAATATTCTTTTTTTTAATATATAACAGATTGATTATAAATTCAATTTGCTACCAATCATGAAAGATCTTATTGGTATACTTTGGTCTGCGGTGCTTACCATAATTTTAAAGTTAACATTCACTTTAAACTTTCTAGTGATTTTGAAGTCTGTAGCGAAACCAGTCAAGAATGTCAAATCTCTACTTCTTGTTTGGGCTCCATCTTTTAAAGAGATTCCCCATGGTGCGGCTATCATAAATAGATCTGGGGTTACTGTCTTTCTACCTACAGTTATGGGATACATGGCGAAGCTGATAATAGAAGGGGATAGACTAATTGATCCGCCTTGAATGAACGCAGTGTTAGCGCTTATATTATACCCTGTGATTAGCTTGTCTATTGGTTGGATGTAAGTGTAAGCTGGAAATATCATGTGATTAGAGAAGTCGGTGAAATACGTAGTACCGAAGTTGTGCATCGCTTCTAATTGACCTCTATCATTCATTTGACTCTTTGTGTAACTTCCACCTACCGCTATTTTACTAAAGTCCAAGAATATGCTTGCGTTAGCACCAAAGTTGGACAATCCTGTCATTGAAGACTTGGAAACTCCCATATTCATAGTCGGTACTAGCTTTCTATTCGGTGCTTGCTCTGCTACACTCAAATCTGCAGAGAATATCATTGGATTTATACTTGCCGCTTTTTTCTTTTCTTCTTTCTTTTTGTCTTCTTTCTTCTTCTCTTCTTTTTTCTCTTCAGATTTTTTTTCTTCTTTCTTTTCTTCTGATTTTGTCTCTTCTTTTTTCTCTTCAGATTTTGATTCAGATTTGCTCTCTGATTTTGTTTCAGACTTGGTCTCTGATTTTGTTTCTGTACTTGAGCTTTTGCTCTCTGAGCTTGAGCTTGACGACGAAGAGCCAGAAGACGACGACGATTGGGAGGAAGAGGAAGATGAAGACGAAGTTGGTGGAGGTGATGAAGATACCGCTGAAGTCGATGCAGTGGATGCACTTGATGACGCTGCACTTGATGCGCTCGAACTTGCTGCTGATGAGGCCGCAGAACTTGCCGCACTTGAAGCTGCAGAGCTTGCCGCCGAAGCAGCTGCTGATGCCGCCGCTTGAGTTGCCGCGTTTGCAGCTGTGGTCGCTATTATGGCCGTTGTTTGTTGAGATACTGGACATGGCGTTGCGAATATGGATTTGATCCATGCATCTACTGTGCCTGATGCAAAGTCTGCGTAAGTAAATAATCTAGATTTTCCCCTAACTATAACTAGAACTCCGGGATAATTGGAAGCTATGGGAGCTATGAATGTATAAACCTTGCTATCGCATGGATCTACGTAAGTGTTAACAATATTTTGCCCTTTAGCTTTGAGCGCTAATAAGGACAAAACCGATATCGTAAACGCTACTATCCATTTTTTCATTATTTCAATTTAGCTAGAATCGCTAAGTTGTTGTCTACTAATTGTTTCTTTTTAACTCCAGAGCTTCTGCTACGCATTGCTCTCTTTTTTGGTTTTGCGTGTGCCATATTATTTGGTGAATACACCTTTTTTAACCATTCTTGCTAAAATACGAGAACACGCGATATCTAATGCTTTCTTAGTTGCTATTGAAACTGTTGATTGATTGAATTTAACCGGGTCCACTGTTGCGTCAGATAGTAAAGTTAATTCTCTTGTTGTTTTTGCTTCGCCTAAACCAGATGCCGCTATAATCTCTCCAGTCTCGGCGTCTGTGAATCTTACTTGAAGACCGAGTCTAGTTACCATTGTGTTCTTAACTCCGTTTGATAAGTTAACCTCTTCGTCGTCAGATACAGACCAGTCGTAAACTTCGATCTCTACAAAGTAGTGAGCTAATCTAATCTTACCACGACCGTCTAATTTATCTTGAGAAATTCCAGCTGCTGAAGCTTGGAATTGTTTTACCATTCTATTTTTTATTTCTGTCTTGTCTTCTGTGAATGTGAACCTGTTTAAGTTCTCTAAGTACTCTAAAGAGATATTAGCGACACCAAGACCTACTCGCTTTTCTTTTAGCTCTGGGTATTGTTCGTATACTTCTTCTCCGATACCACATTTCAATATCTGAATTGGAATGGTTGGACCTGAGTAGTCCATGTATTGATTAATATCTAGCTTTGTTTCGAATGAGGCTTTGTATTGCTCTGTTGTAGTTTTACCTATGGTTTGAGCGCATAAACTAGCTACAGTGAATAGGGCTAGCAATAAAGTGAGTCCAACTATTAGTAATATTTTTTGGTACTTTGCTTTCATGTATTAGTATTTTCTCTGTGGACGCGGAGGATTCTGTCTATATTCTATTCTTGGAATTACAATAGGCATATAATATGGAATAGGATACATATTATTGTAAAAATAAGTTGGCATCATACTGTGTTGATAAACATCTTGATATATGATTCTTTTTCTTACTTCTATCAATTTACTAGAATCTTTAGCGTCTATCATTACGTACTTTACTGGAGTGCAACTATTAATTAGCATTGCAAACCATAAAATTGCTAAAAATATTAAACAGATACTAATTATCTTTTTCATACTACTTATTTTTTATGATCAATTCTCCCAATACTTCTAAACGTCCCATCTCTTTTTGGAATTCTATAGGAGACATTGACAACGATATGCTTTTAAGAGTCTTTTCAAATTCTTTTTTAGCTTCGTCGATATCCATTTTTCCCTCTTTTGCTTTTTTGTAGTAAGGCAACTTAACTTTGTAATGATGGTAAGTCAACATTGAAGTACCGCCTTTCTCATGAGAGGTATCAGCAATCTTTTCAGCACCGCTCAATCGCTTATCTGCAAACTCTTCGAATGGTTTTGTTTGAGCTAATTCTTCTTTTAGTAAATCTGCTAATTTTATCATTTGAATCTTCCGTCTAATTTCCACATTATTTCGTTACCTATTTTTGTTGCCAATTCTGGCTTTACTACCATCAAAGTCATCATAGTAACTTGAAACGATAGCGCGAATACGGTCCACGCAAAAACTAATTTTACAAACCATAGAAACGCTTTCTCTTTTACTTTATTCATATACGTTTTTTATATAAAAGGGCATTGCTGCCCTTTTTTGTTTAAGATTCTTTTTCTTCAGCTGGAGCTTTCTTTGTAAATTTATCCAAAGTATCCGCACCCATACCAATACCAGTAATAATCATTACTGCGTTTACCAATTCAGCAGCCGGTTTGAAGTGCTCCTCTGTAAAAGAGTTTGCCAACATTGTACCGCAAAGAAACAAAGCGCCAATAAATGCAATTACAGGTTTAACTGATATTGTGCCTCTTTCGTCTTTGAAAATGTCAATTAGCCATTCTTTGAAAGTCATAATAATTTTATTTTATTTTGTTATTTAATCCGTCCTTGTAACCTTTAACACACAACAAAACTATTATCAAAACAAAAACTATAACCGTTACTATTTGGTATGCTACCATTTAGGATCTTCTTTTTTAAATTCGTCTCCCTCTTTTTTCTTAACCGGAGCTGCTGGTTTGGAGTCTGTAGATTTTTCTTTAATGATTATAGTCTTACCACTCGCAGCTTGTTGTTGCTGAGGAATGTTAATATTGATTGATTGAGGTTGAACTTGTTTGTTTTCACCTTCTTTCGGTTTTTGCATATAAGTTAATAAAAATGCTCCGCCTGCAGTTACCAATGTGCCGACTGTACCCAAGATGGTCTTCTTTAAACCACTCATTGTACCGTCGTTCATTTTTTCTATTTTGGCCATTGGATCTTTCTCTGCTGTTTGTTTTGCTTTTGCCATATTAAGTTATTTTATAATTAGTGGATACTTTGTTTCTTTTCCGCTTATATCTATAAATATCAAATCGTAGTCCTTTTTAGACAACGTTGAAAGATCGTAGACTTTCTTCGTGGTGATATCAGTTGCTGTGAATCCGTCCTTCTTTACAGGTTCGTCTTTTCCAAAAGGAACGATCTGAACCGAGTACTTTGCTCCTACGGTAGTTTCGAACTCTGCAGTTACTACGTTTCCCGCTTGGTATATTGATTTGATTGATGTAGAATTTGATTTTACTCCCAAATCAATTGGAGCTGGACTTGGTACTGGAGCAATTTTGGTACACGCAGCCAAAAACAAAACAGATATTAATGTTAGTTTTTTCATGTTAAAAGTTATTGTAGCCTGTTAATTTAATGTTAGTCATATTCAAAACTACGCCCAATTGATTTCCTTTATTATCGCTAGCATCCATTGTTTGAGATACTTTTAAAGCGGTGATAATATTTACCCCATCCCCAATTGTTGAGAACTTTAATTTGAAAGGAGTTGAAACGCCTTTGATAGAGGTGGAGTTGTTTTGATCCAATGCTCCAAATTTAACTACGCCGTTTTTAGAGTTTGCAAAAACATACCATGAATTAGGAAGTGTAGATGCTAATTCTTCGAACTTAATTTTATTAGGATCGTATACAAACTCTAATTGTAAACCTCCCACGCTATTGCCTTTAGTATCAATGTTAACCGGTATTTCAATTACGTTTGATGTTACTGTTTGATTAGAAAGGTTTACGTCTATTGAAGTGTAAGCAAAGTCAGTGTTAATATAAGGTCCTGTGCTTGCCATCGACATTTTTTGAGTCGATTCATTAAACGCTACATTCATTTGTAAACTTGGAATAGCGTTTGTTTGAACTGTACTTGAACCATTTGAAACTGTTACCACTTGAGATGAGTGAGATCTATTAACGTCTCCCCATAAAAGATACTTTAAATCCAATATTGCGTTTGCGCCTGCTGTGCCGGTTTTAAAATAAGTCTTAGGATAAGTGATGCTATTCCAGTTTGAGGTTGTAATAGCTCCCCAAGAATTGTTAACAGACGTATTGAATTCGAACTCTGCTCTAAAATTATAATCAGTGGTGTTCTGTCTTATATAAGCAGCGTATGTTGAAGTTCCGTCTGTCGCTTTAGCAAACGATGAAGGCACTTTATATAAAGCCCAAGCTGCATCTTCGCTTACGTACTCAACTGGTCCAGTATAAACATCGAATAACTGAATACTTTTAATTTGACTTGGAGTAGTTCCGGTTGGGAATTTTCTCATGTCAATACGTAAAGCACTAACTCCTGCAGAATAACTGTTTGGAGAAACATATGCCCATTCTACTTGACCCCATACAGTAGTAGCGTCTGCTGCTCTCCAAGTTGGTAAACTCATCCATCCACCACTACCGGCTGTGTACGTTGAAGGCAAAGTCATTAAGGTATCTTTTCCTGCAACTTGACCTAACAGTCTAGGTAAATCTCCTCCGTCTATTGCTTTATTTCTATTAATATCCGCTGCGTATAACGATTGACCTGTATTTAAGTTAATGCCTTTTGTAGGTGTAAGACCCATAGAAGTAAATTCTCCTTGAGCTGTAGTAAAATCTGATATGGTTATGGCGCTGTTATATATGTCGTATATTTTATCCATATCGTGCATCAAACTCACATCGTATACTGTGTTAGCCTTCAATAAAGCTTGATTAACGTCTACGCTTCCATCTGCTAATACTGGAAATAACTGACCTTGATTTGTAGCAGTATCTCTAAATGAAACTTTCAAAGCAGAAAGATTGTATAAGTTAGAGTTCAAATCAACTTTAGCCGATACGTACTTACCAAAGTTTTGATTCATTGTAACTGCTGTTGATGTAGGAGATTCCATTATAGTAGCCTCTTGAGCTCCAGCGGCATTCCAACCTGCAACAAAGTTTAATTTAATTGGATTAAATGTATATGCAGTAGAAGCGGCTTTTAGTCTGAATACGAATACGATTAACCTATCGTAGCTTGCATACGGCATTGCGTTTGCAGTGGACCACGTTAATGTTGTTCTTAAAATAGCATTTTGGCCTCCAACTCCGTTGTAAGTATAACTAGAATACTGGTAGTTAGCTGTACCATTAGAGGTATTGTTAGCGCTATTACCAGAAGTTACAGAGTTCCAAGTGTAATTAGTATAATTGTAGTAAGACAGGTTAATTGTAGATCCTGATGGTAGTATTCCACCATTTCCGCCTGTTCCTGTATGGTTAACTGATACTAATTCAAAATTGGTTTGATCGTATTGCATATCAACCAATATTTGACGAGTCGTGTTATTACTATTACCGTTAGCTTGAACGATGTACTCGAATGTACCACCTCTATCAAGAGTGGCTCCACCTACAGAAGGCAGCGCTCTAAATTTGATTTGAGCAAAAGAGGAAAGGGATATCATCATCCCTAAAAACAATAAGATTTTTTTCATAGTTTAAAGTAGTTTATTCACAACCTGAACGCATGTCTTTTTTAGCGCGTTCCTCATAACGGTTGAGTTAAACTCTCCATTCTCTGAAATCAATAATGTTGATGTAGATATTTCAGAAGACTCGTCGGTTACCAACTCCTTTTTAACAACTTTACCTGATTTGTCTATTAACTTACCAAGCATTCTAATAACTACTGCATTTTCGGCCTTGTGAAAAATAGATATATTGGTAGCAGTTTTCTGCTGGTCCATATACACGATCTCCACGTCGACAAAAAGATCAGCATCTTCTTTGTTAACTAATGAATAACCTTTGTCCTGTAAAACCTCTTGAATTATATTTTTGACACCGAAAGTCAGGTTTTGATTTCCTGTCATTGGGCCCATTCTAACGCTATTTCTAACTGTGTTTACCGAAACCTTTGATTTTGCCTCTTGAGATAAAACAAAAAGAGGACACAATAATAGCAGTAGTAGTGTATATCGCATAAAATGGCTTTAAAGCGAAACTGCTTCAAAACCATTTGTAGATAAATATGTGGTGTTAGCCTATTGTTCTAAGTAATTGAGACAATTGTCCCTTTGGCATGGGTCCTGTATGGCGATATAACGCTTTACCCATTTGATCTGCTATAACGATGGTAGGCACAGAAGTAACGCTATACATTTTGGCCAAAGCAGGATCTGCTTCTGCATCTACGTAGTTAACTTGAATGCCAAGCTCCTGTGAAACTTGTTGAACTACCGGTTTAAACGCTTTACAAGGTCCGCACCATGTAGTAGAGAAGTATATTATCTTTTTCATATTAATTGATTTTTAATTAGTTTTCCAAAACTGGTACCAACTCTTTTTTGATGTCTTTGGTTCTTCGAATGGATTGGTGTTATCGTGAATGTTTACAACGCTTCCGTATTTTACCATCATCATCCTCATGAATAGCAAATGATACTCTTTTGGTATCTTTTCAAAATCTGCAGATATGATAATATCCAAATCTTGGCCTTTGCTATCTCCTGTCAACAATCTCAACTTATCTCGCATCTCGACAGTATGGGTAGTTTTCATAGTTAGGTGCTGTCCATCGCCTATATGAAATTCTGCTTCTTTTTTCATAGCACTAATATAACCTTTTTTCTGGAATTCTTAATGTTTAAATTTGAAGTGAGTTAGCTTCTTAACATCGTCTAGAGTGACTTTATGACTTTCCAATCCACTGGGCTTGTCTGTGGTGTTATTGAAAACGAAAGCCATGTACTCTTTGGTCTTTTTGATATAGATCACCTTCCAACAAATTGTAGGAACAGATACTCTACCAATTTTTTTGGCTTCTCCTATATTTCCTGCCCATACGTGAATGCTATCTTGTTCTAGAGCCAAAGTTCTTGTTAATGTTTCAAGCGTCTTCCAATCTCCAGCGTTTAGACTGTGATACTGCGGTGACATATTAGTAAAGTAGAAACATTCTGTTTGTACCTCTGCTCCTGAACATAAGTTATCAGCTGCAGGACTCATATGGCCGCGATCTGTCCCTGATCCAATATAATCTTTCGCTATATCTGACTCTTCTTTGATTTGAGGATCTGGTGCGAATTGATCTTTTCTTGCTAATGGTGTAGGGCATCCAATTTTTGCTTTGGTTGCGTACCACTCTACTAATACAGGATACTTCTTTGATTTTGAATAAACTGTTGTGTACTCCTTGTGGTGTATTCTAACTGTGTCTTGGGCGTTTACTGCTAATGCGAATAGTAAACAGATAAAAAATATGGCTTGTTTCATGTATATAAATATACACGGCCGCTATCTTCTACGCATATAGCGGTCATGTTTTCAACCCAGTCCCCGCTGTTTAAATAACGCTTACCGTTTATCATTCTGTCTTCAGGTTGGTGTATATGTCCACACATTACTCCGTGACAGCCTTTCTTGGCGGCCATGGATAGCGCTGTAACTTCAAAATCGTTAACGTAATTGGTTGCAGCTTTTACTCCGCTCTTTATCTTTTGTGAAATTGATTGATAGGGCAGTTTTCTCCAAACTCTATATTTGTTGTACCATCTATTTAACCACAAAGCAAAATCGTATCCTACAGCTCCTATCTTAGAAAGCCACTTGTACTTTGTTATAAAAATATCAATAATGTCTCCGTGGAAAACATAGTAGCTCTCCATAGTGTTACGTACATTGAGAACATAGTCTTCTCTAATTTCGATTCCTCCAAAATGGTTTCCCATAAATTCGTGTAAGAATTCATCATGATTTCCTCTGATCCAAACGATCTGTGTTTTGTTAGATAATTTTAATAACTTAGATATTACTTTTGTGTGTTGTTTTTTCCACTTAGCGCCTCTATTCAAAGCCCAACCGTCAATGATATCTCCATTAAGAATTAGTAGATCTGTTGGATGCTTTTCTAAAAACTCCATGAACTCTTCGGCTTTAGAATCTTTAGTTCCTAAGTGTAAGTCTGATACAATGATTGCTTGATACTTCATGACCAGTAGTTGTGGTGTTGTTTAAAGAATTCTGGATTGTTTCTATTCACATAACACTTGATCATTAACCAAAACATGTAGAATACTCCCTTATTTTTAAACCTTCTAGCCGAAGTATAGACGCCTTCTGTTTTGTGTATTTTGAATTTTTTAGAATCTACTAAATGGGATACAGAGTAGTCTTCAGCAAACAGCTCTTCTGCTTTGTATCCTCCACATTCCCAATAGGCTTTTGTATTCCAATATTGAAATCCACCAACAGCGAAAGGCGTTCCAAGCTTAATACTTAGAAGCTGAAATAAATCGAATAGCCTAAAAATCCAATTCCATTTTTTTTCTGTAACGAATGGAACTGTAATTAAATGCTTATTTTCTTTGCATATTTTTTCTAGCAGATCTTTCTCTTTAAGCATTATGTCGGAGTCTAAAAATAGAATATATGGAGTGGTAACTAATTTACTGCCCTCTAATCTCGCTTTTGCTGGATATCCGCCTTTTATGATTTCTATATTTACAGAGTATTTAAAATCCATTTCTGTTCTCCATAACCACCACATGGATTCCTCTTCGTCTGAATTATCCGCTATTATGATTCTCGTTGAGTCGATATTTTTTTGCATACATATCAAACCTAAGCAATCGTAAATGTTTATTCCTTCATTTTTACAAGGAATAACAATGGTCAATATATCTTTTAGCATACCAATAAATAAAAAACCCCTATAAAACTAGAAGGTTTCAATGTTATCTAATTATTAACTACTCGGTTTCTTTTTCGTAGAAGTTTTTTACTTGCTCGTAGCACTTTGCATTGTTATCTTTTAAATACTCCAAAGTTAATTCGTATCTTCCGTTTGCAGTTTGAGATTGGAACAATTCGTCCGTTAAACTATCGACTAATTTGTCTTGTTTTACCGCTACAGTTTTTAGCTCTGTAATTTTTTCGTTCTGAGTATACATTGTGTATAAAAATAACGCAACACTAAATGTTGTTAAAAATGGTTTGATGTACTGTTTCATATTTTTTATTTTAATCCCACCAATTGCGAAGATCAGTTCCATCGAACTTTTCCCAAGTGGTAAATTTGTTTCCTTTAATAATGGTCCACAATTCTTTCCACTCCTTCGCTTCTAACTGATGTGCTTGCTTAAATACTTTTCTACCATGTTTCTTTTCTTCTGGTGTATCGTTGTCTATCAATTCGTAATTTCCACCTTCTAATTTTTTCCAGTTTTTTTCGTCTAAAAAATTTGTATAGTTTACTGGTCCCAACTCAGCTTCAACTCTTTCTAAGTAATCATCGTCCAATTTGTGTTTAATTAATTCTATTGCTCTACGTATTTGTTTTACTTTTACATTTCTAGTCTCTGCTACTTCCATGCCTTTCTTACTCATGCCCTCTTCCATAATAACCAAAGAGCGATAAAGCATTTTTAAAGTAAAAGTGTAATCCCACCAATCGTGACTGTACAACTCTTTTCTAAATTTCCAAATGTTCTTAAAAAAGGTTGGTATGCCTCTTGTAAGCACTTCTTTTGCTCTATATATTGTGTATTGTATGCTCATATTAATGATAAGTTTTTCATTCTGCGCTCTCTGGTCAGCTGCTTTACGTGAGTGTATAATTCTAAAGTAGTACCGTCAAAGTCTTCCATAATCAGCTCTAATTCATCACCAGATATACCGAAAGTGCCTTTAAAATCCCGCTTCATCTTTCTTAAGATTTCTTTCTCGTCTTTAGCATAATCGTCCATCAGTCTTTTCCATCTGGATCCGAATAAACTTCTGTGCTCTAATTGATCTTCGTAGAATCTTATGTCTTTGATTCTGTCTTGTAGAAGATAGTTTTCCATTTCTGCTTGATAGTAATAATCAGAGTGTTCGTAGTCACCGTTAACTATTTTATCGTATAGCGGAGATCTTTCTGGTAAAGTCTGTCTAGATTCGTAACGTCTCCACCACACAAACTGACTGTATCTTTTTGGAATCAACTTAGATAGTTGCTCTTCTAAAAACTCTCGTGCTAATTTTGTTGCTATCATAACTTTTATTTTAACATGTCATAATGTCTTGGATAGATGTGTAAGTTAGTTACCATCCAATGCATTTCTCCTACTGAAATATCTAACTGAAACGCTACCATCTCCATAAGCTTGGCAAATGTGTACTGATCGTTACAGAAACCGAAAACTAAATCGATAGATCTTGCGAATACTGTTAAATGTAGCTTATCGTCTTTTATATAGAAGTTAAGTACATCGTTACAAGGCGTATCGTATTTATATCTATCCAATTCGTTTATATCGTAATGTACAACAATTGCTCGTCTTGTTTCTTTATTAGTTTTGAGTTCTTGTATTACTCTTGATAGTTGATAGTTCTTGTTCCAAAAGTAACCGTAGTTAGAGTTAACTTCTGTTGTGCCTTCTACCATCATCTGTTTCCATATCTTAGCACGTTCACCTATTTCGCTAGCATCACGATCTCCTTTAAGATACCAATTCCATTCGTACTCAGCATAGTCTTCGTTGAACTTACGTTGAGGTGTGGTAACAGTTTTGTTACTTACATCTTGTAGTGTAAATGAAACGTTGAACTTAGCTTTAGTACCAGCGAATGATTCTCCGTTGGCGTTAATGTCGCTAAATAGTAATTCGAATGCGTCTGTGGCGTTTTTATATATCATATTTTTCTACTTCTATAAACTTTGATAAAAATTCAATTGGTTTTAAATCTCTGTAGCCTTCTAAATACACTACACGTTTAATACCTGATTGGATAATCAATTTACAACAATTTTGACACGGGGATAAACTTAAGTATAGGGTGCTACCGTCTACTGCGTTACCGCTTTTGGCTGCTTTCAATATGGCATTCATTTCCGCATGGATAACTTCTTCTTTGGTAACATTATTTTCTTCGCAACCATTGTCCATTCCAGCCGGTGTGCCATTATACCCAAAACTTATTACGTTACCGTCCTTCACCAACACTGCACCTACTTTTGATCTGGTGCAGTGCGATAAAGTTCCGACTTCTTTTGCGATGTTGATAAATGTCTTATCTAACTTCTTTTGTTTGTTCACATTACTTATTTAGCGTTTTTGTCATATCTAAAGAAAAAAACCACCTCCACCATCCAAAATAAAATGCATAGTGGTATACGCCTTTTGGAAATATATCAAGATTTTTATTTTTAAAAAACCTAATTATAAAGAAAGGCAAAATATCCCTTCTCATTTTTTTTGATCCTTTATTGAATTGAAATTCCCATTTATACATAACTATATTTTTTTGTTTTATAAACCTGTTGATCCGAATCCACCAGCTCCTCGCTCTGTGTTTCTGTCTGGTAACTCTTCTAATACGTGTACGTCCATATAACTTACAGGAATCAAAACGAACTGAGTTAACTTTTGTCCTGGTTTAATAGTTGTATGAGATCTTCCTACGTTGATTAAATGCAGATGAATTTCTCCTTCGTAGTCTTCGTCAACTACGCAAGCTCCAACTGATAAATTTTGTTTTGTCGCAACTCCTGATTTGTTAAATGCGATTAGTGCATAACCTGATGGAACGTGAGCTCTGATACCTGAAGGAATTAAAACTGCTTCTCCGGTGTGGATAGTAGTTTCTTGAAAATCTTCTGGTACGTAGAAGTCTAAACCCGCTGAAAGGTTAGTTCCTCTACTTGGTGTTTTTACGTTTCTTGTCTTTTGAATGTTCATTCTGTACATTGTTTTGAAAGTCATTTAGTGATGCAATATATGCAACTAAATCTAAATAATTGTCTTCTTTGTAATTATAAGATGCTCTTGATAACTTTAGGGCCATCATACAATTGTACATGTCAACTGTAGTGATTTCCTTTCTCGATAATAGAGACGCAATCTTGGCAGCTTCTTGCATGCCTTCTTGGAAAGGACCGTAAAGTCGCTCTTTTTCTTCGTTTCTTTCGAATACGATTTCGTTTGCTTTTAATAGTATATTCATGTAGTAAATATAATTGATCTATTTGAGATATTAAAATCCACGTTCTAAGTCTCTCATATCTCCCCAAACTCTTTGGGAATCAATGGCTTTCATATCGATATCCACCACTCTTTTTTCTATTTGAGCATCGGCACCAACGTTTATAAAATAAGCACCTGGTTTTCCCTTTGTTTTAAATGCTTCGAACGCTTTTGCATCGTAAGTAGCCGTGGTAGGAAATGGAGGTAATTGATCTGGTCTTACTGGTTTTAAAAATGGTATAGTTGCGCTTTCTATAATTGCTCTACCGATTTCACCTTTCTTTAAATTTCTCGCAACAGCAATACCGTAAGCTGCAGCGTTTGGCCAACCGATTTGTAAACCTCTAGTCATAGTGCCTGTTGATACTGCGCACCAAAATTCTGGTGGCTCAGGTAAACTATTTGCAAAATTGACAATTCCTGCTGTTACGCCTGGCATACCTGATAATCCGAAAGTTAGGTACTGCGCTCCGTACTTCTCTGCCCACTTCTTTGCATAAATGTTAATAGTTGGCATCGCAGGAGTTTTAACGAATCTTAAGTCAGCTCCATACGCTTTTACGACTGCTTGGTGTTTTGATACCTCTTTAGAAGCTGGTGCAAAGAACACCGATTTCTTACCGTACAGCTGTGCTAAATTAGCGATTGCTTCTGGAGCGTGACCGACTCTTGGAGCTACGTAAACGAAAGTATCTTTAGGACACTCAGCAATTACCTTCTCTGCGGCAAATGCTTTGAATCCTGCTAAAGATAGATCGCATCTGATAATAAATTTATCTTCGAATGGCTCAACAACTACTTTAGGCATTTTCGATACAAAATCAGTACCGTACATGTCTAAATAATATTGTTTCGCTTGTTCAACTGTCATCCCGGCTGGGATGTCTTTGTTGGACCTATCTTCTGTTACTTCATATTGCATAACTTTTTTTTATTTATTTTTTTCTTTCTTCTGAAGTTCCTTACTTAAGTTGCTAATAGGAATTGGTGTTCCTACAGGGTAAGGAGATCCTTCTTTAGCCGCAGTTATAGATGTCATTCCTGATTTAACTGGAACTGCTATACGTAATGGAACTGCTGCTTCGTTAAGTGGTCCGTATACTTTTGCTAATACAATACCTGAAGCGGTTGTATCAAAGATAATACCTGGCATAGCAAACATATTACTTTCGCTTGTGCTTGGAGAATCTAAGTTTACAACAAACGAACGATTTACTGGTGGTAATAATTGCCACTCTTTAGTCGATGGATCGAATTGAGGTACTGAAGTTGCTGAATCGTAATACCAAAAGAAAGACCATACTGTTTTGTCAGTTCCGTCTGGAGTTTGTGGGTTTTGGCCTACGTTGAATTTTCCGTAAGTTCCGCTAACGCCTTCCATTAATAAATTTGAAAGAGACGGTCCTGTTAATACTGGACATACAGCACAACCTTCGTTATACTCTACGCCTTGAACTATAATCTTTTTTCCAGTTGGAACTGCTGCTGATGCACCGCAAAATGCGAAAGCGCCTTGGTGAAGAGCTGCGGCTTTATCTAATTTAATTTCTTGATCTGCTTCATTTTGTGTGTTACAGCTAAATAATACCGTTAGTAGACTGACTACTATGATTGACATTTTTTTCATGTTTTTGTTTTTAATAATTATTTTAATATATCTGATAAGTAAGGATACTGCTTTGGTTTCAAATGCACGGACTGCTTCATTTCTAATATATCTAGCATTTTAGTGCCGTCTTCATCGATCCACTCTGATGGCCACTGAATTACTTCTAATCCTGAATTGTTAATAATTTCGTTTGCAATTTCTCTTACTTGCATTCTTTCAGCTCTTGTACCAAAGAATGGTTGCTTCTTGTACAAACCAGTTCCAGGAATTTTTCTTGATTCGTGTTCTACTGGTAATAGTTCAACTAATGTTGCTTTCTTTAATTGTTTCGCAAATTCTACGTATCTGTTAAATAGATCTGCTGTAGCTTGTTGTGGATTATCTTGTCTCATTAAATGAAAACGTAAATCTATATTACCGAAGTATAATATAACTTCGTCGAATCTGCTATTGATCTCTTCTACCGTTTCTCTTTTTAGGAATCCGTGTAAAGTTCTACCAGCAGTAAAATCCAAAGAGTGTCCAGGTTTCCACACTGATAAAGCGTGAGAATCTCCAACAACGCCTTTTCTACTTACTAAACCGTGAGCTAAAAAAGTGTTGTACCAAGATATTGTATTTGTTTCTGGAAATGTGCCTTCTACTTTTAATCTTTGGTTGAACTTATTGAAGTCGAATATACTGTTTGAATATCTTAGCTCGCCTTTAAATTCGGCAATAGCTTTCATTTTTTCTGTGTGAAGTGGTTGAGGTCCACCAGGAACGTTAAAAGATCCCGCTACGAAATTAACTCCTTCGCAAATATAAAGCAGATCGTAAGTCCCCCACGTTGATGGTGGAGGATTTACGTCTACAGTATCGTTAGCATTTTCGTCTTTCAACATTTTTGATTGTATAAGTCCGTACGCTCCACCCTGTGAGTTAAACGTTGAACCTACATTTCCCATCATTGATACTAATCCAATTTTCATAACTATATTTTTAATTTATTACATTCCCATACCCATACCCATCATTGGGTCTTGAGTTTTTTCTTCTTTGTCTTTCTTTTCGAATACAACTGATTCTGTGGTTAGAATAGTTCCTGCTACAGAAGCTGCGTTTCTAAGCGCTGTGATAACGACTTTGGCTGGATCAATAATACCTGCGTCTAAAGCATTAACAATCTTGTGATTCTTGGCATCGTACACTTCACCTTCGTTAGGAATTTTAGTGTACCAATCTTGAATTCCTGCATTTTCTAAGATCTTCTTGAATGGACTTTGAATCGCTTTCTGAACAATTCCATAAGCAATAGCATCGTGGATAGTCTCTTCTGGATGATGTTGAATAGACGCTTGGAATAAAGCTGAACCTCCGCCTGCTACTATACCATCAGCTAACGCTGCTTTAGTTGCATATAAAGCGTCTTCTACTCTATCTTTCTTTTCTTTAATTTCAATATCAGAATTACCGCCTACGCTAATGATTGCAACACCTCCGACTAGTTTACCTAATCTCTCTTGTAATTTCTCTTTCTCATAGAATGAAGTAGATTTATCTATTTGATCTTTAATCTCTTCCGCTCTTGCTTGTAACTTAACTTCTTCGCCTTTACCGTCAATAATGGTGGTTTCATCTTTAGATACTGTTACTAATCTAGCTTTACCCAATACTTGAGAAACTTGTTGAGTAGTTAATTTATCTAATTTGTGACCTTTGTCTTTAGATAGCAATTCTGCGCCTGTTAAGATCGCAATATCTTCTAAGATCAAAGTTTTTCTTTCGCCAAAATCTGGTGCTTTAACTGCGCAAACTTGAACGATGCCTCTCATTTTATTTACAATCAAAGTAGCTAATGCTTCGTCTCCGATATCTTCTGCAACAATTAACAACGGTTTATTCTCAGAATTTACTTTCGCTAATACTTGCAATAACTCTTGGGCTGTTGAAATTCTACCATCAAATAAGAAGATGTAAGGATCTTCCAATACAGCTTGCATACTCGTATTGTTAGTTACGAAGTAAGGAGATTTGTATCCGCGATCGAATTGCATACCTTCAACAACCTCTAAACTGGTTTCACCTGATTTAGATTCTTCGATTGTAATAACTCCTTCGCGACCAACTTTCTCTACTGCAGAAGCAATCAAGTTACCAATTTCTGGATCGTTGTTGCCTGAAATTGTAGCGACTTGTTTAATTTGTTCTTCTGATTCGATATCAATAGCGATTGTCTTAATATATTCGATAACCTGTTTAACTGTTTTATCGATTGCATTTTTAATCTCTACTGCGTTAGAACCTTGACGAATTTCTTTTAAACCTTCTCTTACCATTTCTGTTGCCAATAAAGTGGAAGTAGTTGTACCGTCACCAGCTTCGATAGCCGACTTAATACTAACTTGCTTTACTAACTGAGCTCCTAAATCTTCGATGTCGTCTTCTAGCTTATGAAAAGCTTTTGCGACAGTTACGCCGTCTTTAGTTACTTTAACTTCCCCGTTTTGTTCTCTAATCAAAACAGTTCTACCGCCGGGTCCCAATGTTGATGACACCGCTTGGTTTAGTTTTTCTATACCGGAAAGTAACTTCTCTTTAAGTTCTGTTCCGTTTATGTTTTTTGTTGTACTCATATTATTCTGTTATAACTGCTAAGATTTCAGTATCTTTTGCGATGAAATAATCTTCTCCTTCCATTGTGATCTTCATTGATCCCATTTTTGGAATTAGAACTTTGTCTCCAACATTAAGTGTTGATTTAATGTTTGAATCTGTGTGCCAATTGTAAGTTTCGCTAACTGCTACTACTTCGCCCATTTCAGGACGCTCTTTACCTAAGTCTGGAATTACAATGTTTCCGTAGGTCTGTTCTTGTTCTTCAACTGGTTTCAATACGATAAAACCGTTGAGTGGTTTAATTTTACTCATTTTTTAATTTATTATTTCTAGGTCTTCAATTTTAATACAAAAATATAACATTCCATCTTTTTTAAATGCGGTGTCAGCACCTAACCATTTTTTAATAGTTTCTACCTCAGTTTCAGGATTATCGATCCGGTCCTCAGGCATTTGCTTTACCACTTGGAAAAGCGAGTCGTTGACTTTGATGTAATTTTTACAGATGCTAAACATAACTAAGGGCGGTAGGCCTCTTTATTTTATTTAGGCGTTAACTTGAAATAACGTCCTTGGTTTGATTTGAATTTTCTTTGGTAAACTTTCATCGGATAATGGAATTTCTATTTTTAATAGTCCTTTATCTATGGTGGCTTCCAAAGAAGTTAGATCGAACTTGGAAGCAATTTTCCAAGCCAAATCAAAAGATCTTCGTGCTATTCCTTTGTGGATAAAATTTGTTATAGGTTCGTCTTCTTTTGCTTTTGCGTACTTGATGCGAAGAACATCACCTTGCACTTCGATATCGATATCTTCGTAATCCAAACCTACTGCTGCAAGTTCGAATACGATACTATCTTGTTTCTCGTAAATGTCTAGTGGATAAGAGATTTTCTCTGCGATTGTAGAGAAATTAGAATTTTGGTCGAATAGATTCTTCCATAGAAGATCAAAGGGATCGACGCCCCAATGGGTTAATTGTGTCATTTTACACCTCCTGTGTGTTTTGGGTTAATTATTAAATTTAACATTCGTAACTAAAGGCCTACCGGTCCTTATTTTCTATAAATATATATCATTTTTAAATGATAATAAAACTTAAGTTTAAAGTGCGAAACTTTCACCACATCCACAAGTTCTACTTGCATTTGGGTTTATAAACTGAAACCCTTTGCCGTTTAATCCATCAGAAAAATCCAGTTCGGTACCATACAGATATAGCAAAGATTTCATATCTATTAGTATCTGTACGCCCTTATCTTCTGCTAAAGTATCCGATGGTTGTTGTTCTGTATCAAATGAAAGGTCGTAAGACAATCCACTACATCCACCTCCTTTAACTGCCACTCTAACGAATGGAGTTTTGAATCCGCTTTCCTCAATTAGCGAATTTAATTTCTTTGCAGCTGTTTCTGATACAGTTACCATTAGGCATATTTTAATCCAAAGAATCCGTAGTTTTTATGAACTGATTCTTCGTCTCCTGCTTTTATGGCAAGATCTTCGTCTTCGTAAATAGCACTAACTGGACATTCTGGTACGCAAGCCCCGCAATTGATGCACGTATCTGGATTAATGTAGAGTTGGCCTCCTGGGAATGCCTCTCTACCCTGCTTTTCTACTTCCGATCCAGATCCTTCGATGTCTATTGGTCCGTGTATACAATCAACTGGACATGCACTTGCGCATGCTGTATCCATACAATCAACGCATGCTTTTCCGATAATAAAACTCATAATCTATTTTTTATATGTGTGATTCTTCAAAGACTAGTTGTTCTAGCCCTTGTTTTTGTCTATAATCGTTTATCGCAGATTTGATAGCGTCTTCAGCTAATACTGAACAGTGAATTTTAACAGGCGGAAGGTTTAGCTCTTCTACCAAATCCATGTTGTCTATCGTTACTGCTTCGTCTAATGTCTTGCCCTTCAACCACTCTGTAGCTACAGAAGAGGAAGCGATAGCAGAACCGCAACCAAATGTTTTAAATTTAGCGTCAACAATAATGTCGTCGATAACTTCTATCTGAAGTCTCATAACGTCACCACACTCTGGTGCTCCAACCAATCCTGTACCCACGTTCTTTTTCGACTTGTCTAAAGTGCCTACGTTCTTTGGGTTTTCGTAGTGGTCTATTACCTTATCTGAGTATGCCATATTGTGTTTTTATATAAATAAATATTAGTGACCGTCTCTTAGGTTGTGTGCAATCATGGGTGGCGCTTTTAATGCAATACTTAATTTTGTAGTATTTTCCATTTTATCTTGTACAATCTTAGCAGCTTCTTCTGCGTTTTCTTTAGGTACTTCGCATACGATCTGGTCATGTATTTGTGCGCACACCCAGCCAGCTATTCCTCTCTTCTTAAATTCTCTATTGATTTCCATTGCAGCTCTGTTTACGATAGATGCAGACAGTCCCTGTATCTGTACGTTTTTGGCGTTGTTTAGACCGTTTACAAAGTCTCTGCTCAAGTTCTTAACGTTGTCCTTACCAAATTCGAACTCCATCTTTCTTTTAAAGTTCCAATCCAACATGCCGTCACCAATGGTCTCGTATATTGCTTTCACCTTTGGCAAGTGTCTTACTCGACCAACTTGTGTTTTAACGTATCCCAATGTTTTAGCTTCGTTCTCAGATCGCTTCATCCACTTGTCTAGTTCGGGAAATCCACTTAAGTAACCTTTAACTAATTTATCCGCTTCTTTGGTAGACACTCCAATATTTTTACCCAAAGCGTAAGCACCCATACCGTAAGGAATACCTAATGCATAGGCTTTAGCGGTGTTTCTTTTCTTTGGCGCATGCTTTCTTAAAAAGTTATCTGCTTTCTTGTCTCCTGAGTATTGATTAAGACCTTCTGTTTTGATAGCAATAGTGGAATAAAAATCCCAGTTATTTCTAAAGATGTCCTTAAGACCTTCGTCACCAGAAACGTGAGCGAATACGTGTGGCTCCAATGATTCGTAATCGCAGTCTACAAATATATTGCCCTGTTTTGGAATAAAGAATGCTCTTACCAAGTTTGTGTATTCGATAATTACTGCATCGTCATCGCCTTCTTCTTTAGGTCTTGGTAACTGTTGAGCATCTGATCCGTAACGACCTGATACAGTACCGTGTTGTTTGTAGTAGAAATAGTAGATCTCATTCTCGCTAGCATTTAGGAATCGATCTATGTAAGTTGATTTGATCTTTAGTAGCTTGTTGTATATTCTTAGATTCTTTGCCCACTCGTATGTTTCTGAAATGACTTGTAACATATCTTCGTCGAACTGCGCTTTACCTTTTTTGGTACTGGACAACGGTTTGAATCCAAGAACGCTGAAAGCTATTTCGCCTAATTGATCTTTTGATTGAATGTTAAAGAAGTTACCGTCGTTTGCTTCTCTCCACATTTTCATACTGATCTTGTTAGAGAAGTCTTCGTCCAATACATCTGCACCGTTTAATAAGAATTGTTTTGCTGCCGACTCTGGTAATCTTGCTACTTCTGATTTTGTAATGTTGTATTTGCCAGTCTTTTCTGATTTCGGTAATTCTAATCCACACTCTTCTACAACTTTCTGAGCGAATACGCCTTTACTATTTGCTGGGTAAGCCTCTTTTGCTTTGTCTAAAATCCAATGCTTGACTCTGCTATCTGAAAGCAATTCTGTTACTACTGCTTTTGATCTCTTGTTCATCTCTTCGGTAATATCAAGATCTGCTTTTTTCATTGTCTCTACGTCAAGCTTAACACCGACCTCTTCCATTGGAATTGTGACCTCTCTGTACAATGGCATAACTTCGTCTTCAAAAAAGAAGGTTTCAAGACCTTGTGCGTAAAGCTCTTTAATAAAGTGGTGATACACTCTCAACGTTAAGTCGGTATCTGCTGCGGCGTACTTTGCTAGAATGTTTATGTCAGCTTTGTATATTTCGTAGTTTTCTCTAGTTATAGATCCGCCGTTCTCTTTGATTGACGTCTTTAACTCGATTTGTTCTTCGTTTGCTTCTTTGGTAACATCAAGACCTAATTCTTTTTGGATGGATTGTGCGATACTTTTTAGACCGAATGGACTAGCGAAAGCAAATCCTGCGCCTTCTTCGTTTACCGTGTGTACCAATAGAATGGTATCTACGTAAAGACTTGGTAATAAATCTACACCGTAAAAATTCTTAACGAATCGACAGTCAAACGATGCATTGTGCATGATCAACTTTTTACCGATTAATTTTGATATGAATTGTTTTGCTAGATCTTGACAGTCTTTACCGTCTATGGTAGCGTTTACTAGAGAATCGCTTGCTTTATCGTAAACCGCTGTGGGCATATAATAACCTTCACCGATTTCTGCTGATACTGAGAAACCTATTATAGTTCCTTGTCTTGTGTTCAAAGAGTTGGTCTCGGTATCGAAAGCAATAATCTCTTTGTCTTTGACATGATTGACCATGTCTTTTAGTTTGTCGAAAGTGTCGACTAATACATAACTTTTTTCTTGCATATTCAAATATACACTATTTAGGGAATCTAGAAAAATGTAAGATTAAAGTACTAACTCGTTCTCTATCAACGACTTGGCCGTAGCGTAATCTACTTGGTACTCTTTTCGTCTTGCGCGTACCTCTTTGATAATGTCCAATTCGGTGCAGTATACCACGAAGTTTCTTACTTCGCTTTGGATACAATTAACTTTTTGGTTCTTTACCAACGATAGCATCTTATTAAAAGACAGCACCGGATCTCCAGGTCGCTTCTTTCCGTTTTGGTAGTATAGTTTTAAAAGCGTAAGATTAAGCTCTGCCTGTTTGTACTTGGGCGTTGACAGGAGCTTTTTGGTCTCGTCGTACGATCCTAATGTATATACAGCGTTAAATGCCACACCAAGAGCGATGATAAACTCCAAGAAAAATGTCATGAATACGAATGCAGTATCGTTTTCTTTGTTCTTTGCTAAAACTGTTTCTGATCTGCCCACAGTTTTATTTTCGGCTTCTTTGACCTTTGTGTCTTTATTAACTTGTAGTGCTGCGACTATTGAATCTCTATATTTTCTATCGGCTTTAGATCGGCCTGGTTGTGATCTGTAGTATGTGATTTCTTTGTCGTAGTACTTTGAGATTGAATCCGACTTGATTTGAATATTATTGTCTATGGCTGTTTCTATCGTAGCGGAAGAGTCGACCAATCTGTGAGCTCCGTTTAAAGAGAGGTAAAAAGATCCTGCTATTAGGAAAGCTACACACAAAGATCCGACTATTCCGTTCCAAGTAAAAAACTTTCTAATCTGGATAAAATATACGCTTAGCTGTTCTATTGCAAATCTTTTGGTTAATTCGTATCCAGCCAAAAACAATCCAATGAATACCGAAAGGAATTCTGTTTGATACGGAAACATGTGAGGTAATGTGTCTACGATATTCTTAATAAAGAAGTAACCGAAGTACACCAAAAAAATATTGCCCAAGAAAGAGAAGTAATACAACACTCTGTCTAACGCAAAAAAATTCTTCTCAAGCTTAAGTACTTCTAATCTAACCTTGAGTTTTTGAAACTTGTCTAATTTCATAACTACTTTTTTATTTTCTTGTAGGGAAAAAGCTTATTTAGCGTGCTTTGTCTTCTTGTGCATCCGCAATCTTCGTAACCTAAAGCGTTTGCAATACGTTCAGCCAATTTGTCGAGTCCAACAAAATGGGTAAATTTCGCTATAGTATCGCCTAATCCACTACTTTTATTTTCTATTTTCATTTCTGTCTACTTTTCTTTCGACTTCTTCTATCTTAGCGCCAGTCGCCATTGCCAGCACTCTTATTTGATCGAAGACTTCTTCTAATACATATTTCAATGCGTGGATCTTTCTCCACTGTAAAATTTGCATAACTGATAGTACTACTATAATTAACACATAAACCCTATCCTCAGTGACTTCAATAATCATCTTGTATTTTTAACTAATTTAATAAATTATTCGGAATCTTTATCTTTTATTTTCTTGGTACCCATCGTGTGCTTTGGATCGTAAGGACAATGTCTGCAGTAGTTACCACAGCACTGACCTCTCTGCAAATGGAAAAGAGCCGTAAAAACGACTCTTTCTCCTTCTACGTAGTAGTGAATATTTTCTACCATTCCGTCTTTATACGATTTCGCATGCTCCGCCTGCACAAGCTAGTTCTCCTTTTTGATCCGTATTGTCGTTCAACTCTACGACTTTAGTAAGATCGATTTCGTGAAGATTTTTAATTATATCGTTGAATTGCTCTTCTGTGATTGTTTCGAAAGGCGCTTGAACGTAACTACCATTATCGTAAGGCAAACATGATAACGCTGTGTAGTTATTTCTGTTGTTCCATGCCCACTCGGTTACCTCTGGCCACTCTTCGTCTCTTAAACTAATTGTTACTGAAACGTTGTGCGTATTTCTACCGCCTCTGTGACCAGGCTTGATCCACTCTTTGTGTATCTTTTCTAGTCTGTGTAAAAGATCTAATGCTTTTTCGTCTCTAGTAATTGCTCCTTCTGGTGCCTTTTGAGGAATGGTTACTATCGCTTGAGTTTGTGGTTTAAAGTACTCGTCTTCTATTAGCTCTGGATGATGAAGCGCCAAGTGAGTGTATAAAGATTCGTTCTTTCCCAATCTCATTCTTCTGTAATAGAATTTATCGTGCCATGCGTGTACTCCTGAAGAGGTTCCCAATACCATTGAAGTTGTGCCTGACGGTTTAACTGTTGTACATCTTGCAGATTTATTTATTCCGATTAGTTTTGCTACTCTTTCGTTTTCTTCTTTTACTATTAAGGCCGCTTCTTTCATGTTTAATTTAAGAACTGCGCCTGAAGCAATACCTGTCATACCGATTCCGATCAACGCATCTTTCTCTGTTGTTCTCTTCCAAATATCTCTTAAATAATGGAAGTCGGTGTAAGAGGCTTGTAGCGTTCCGATGAATGCGGCTTGCTTAACTCTTTCGTTGTAGTCTTCTTGTGATTCCAAGTTAGACACATTCACTTCGCACAAATTACAGAATTGAAAAGATCTCAACGCAATCTCAGCACATGGATTAGTTCCCCAATCTTTATCGTTTGTTAAGAAAAATCCAGGTTCTCCAGCTTTTGATAATTCAATTTTCTTGAACAGATCAAAGAATTCCTCTTTTTGAATTCTGTCTCTTAATAAGACCGCAGAGTTGTTTGCTCTACCGCGTTGTGGATTTGCTTCCCACCAAGAACCGAATTTAGAAGTTAACATGTCTTCGTCGTCGAAACTGAATAAGCTAATTAAAGCAGCTCTACGAATACCACCTGATAATACTGCGTCTGCAATATAGCAGATCATATCGTGACACTCTAATGGAGATAATCTGTCTCCGCTTTCTTTACGATCCAAAATCTTTTGAATTTGGAACAAACACTCTTTTAATGGCTCTGGTCCTGGCGCTTTACCGCCTGCAGTAATTAACATTGCGCCTTTTGGTCTAACGTCTCTAAAATCGAATTTAGGTCTTGGTCCACCAACTAAGTAAGACTTCATTAAAATCTTTACTGCGTCTGCCCAACCTTCTATAGAATCTCCAACTAAGAATCGCTTCTCTTTTGTTGGCTTTGTAATTTCTGGTAACTCGTCAATGTGATGCTTTTGCACAGAGTATCCAACACCGCAACCACCTAACAAAAGGAACATTACTTCACTGAACACCCTCCAATCGTTAACAGGAGCAAAAGAGCAGTTAAATATACGAGCATTATTAATTTCAATGGGCTTACCTGCAAACTGCATCGAACGCATCGAAGGAAGAATTTTTTTATCATATACTAGTTTATAAGCTTCTTCAATTTCTTTAGACAATAACGGAAACTTCTTCTGATGCATTTGTTTGTTTCTTGTTACTATCTCGTTCCACGTTTCTCTTCTCTGTAACTCGGGTAAATACTTGGCGTACTTGTTATACACCGTAATGTCAGATAGAATCTCCTGCGTAATGTCCATTTATTTTGTTTTTTTATTATTTTTTTAAATAGCCCAGCCCGTGAGCGTAGCTGTATACCCCTATTATGGTTCGAAACCTTTAATAAATTAGTGAGAATGTAAAAAGACTAAACTATCTAGTTCCAGGTACTGTTGTGTTACCTTGAGTTTGATCAGCAGGCTGACTTTGAATCTTACCAATTTTTCTGATTTTATCAGTAGTAAGTTTATCGTACTGTTGGTCTCCTGTTGAATTCAATTGTGCAATTGAATCATTATACTTTGAAGGAGTTGCGTTAGCGCGAAAGTTATCGCCCTTTGGTGATTTTTTAAATAAGCTGATCAAAAAGTTCATAGAATGCGTTTTGTACTAATAAATATAGCCTTTTTACGATAAATCTAAAGATTCATCTCAAAGAATTTTTTGGACAAATAGTTTTTCTCGTCGGCGCTAAAACTGCCACTATTTCCATTACCGTTTGGCTTGCCGGTGTCGAATGTCAAATTGTCCTCGTCCATCTCGTCCTTACTAATTTCTATTCTGCCGCAATTTGTGTTGACCTTTGCGGCGTAGGTCATGCCGTCTGCACCGTACCTATTTTTCATTACGTGCATTCTTCCGGTGCCATTTACCTTGTCCTGTCTCTTTCTTGATAACGACATCGCAAAGTCAGCAATCATCATTTTATTGTAAGATCCTGCGGCCTTGTCACCCTCAATTACATCGTCTTTTGCTCCCATTCTATTTACTTGGGATACTGTCCAAACTGGTACTTTGATTTCTCTTGCCATACCTTTGACCGCAGTGTATACATCGTCTATCGCGTCCTTTGGGTCTATAGATCTTGTTTTGCTCTTTAACAGGTCAACGTAATCTATAATGACTAAATCTGGAGGATGCCCTAAATCTCTACACTTTTGAATGTGATTCTCTATAGTGTTAGGAGTAGTTTTACCCATTGGAAATTCTTTGATAATCAACTTGCCTTTTAGCTTGTCAATTTCTTGTTGAACTTTGTCTCTGTTCAAGTGAATCTGTTGAACGTCTATGCCAGTAAACAGCGCATCGTATCTTTTACCAATGTAGTCTTCGGATAATTCCAATGTGTAATGGTTTACCGTAAAACCCATTTGCACTGCTATGGCGCCTAGGTTTACCAACAACCAAGATTTACCACCGCCTGGATTTCCAAATATAATTCCTAGATCTCCTACACCCAAACCTCCCATAAGCAATTCGTTTAGATTTGCCCATGGAGTTGCAATGGGAGAACGCTGTTCCATTCTATAACGAGTTTCCATGTCCTTCTCGTATTCGTGTCCTATTCTTTTGTCTTGTCCTGCTTTTAACGCTGTATCGATCATTGATCTAATCTGATCAAATTCGCCCTTTTCCAAAAGACTAACAGAATTCATAATCGCGTTCTTCATCTGCTGATTCTTACAGAAGTTAGAAAATTCGCTCTCTACGTATTCTCTATCTTCGTCTGTAGCTTTTAATGAATCCTTTAGTTGTTCTACTACGCTCACCTTTAACACGTCGTTGTCGATCTTCTTAACTTCGACCTGTAAAGATTCCATAGAAGGCGTTGTGTGATACTTGTAATAGTACCTTAATATCTCTTGTACAATCCACTTGTGCGCTGGATTATCGAACATCTCTACGTCCAAAATGTCGTTTATGTTTTGTAAGAATTCTTTATCTTTTAATAAGCTAGATAAAACCTTAATTTGAAAACCTACTCCGTACTGTTGTAACTGATTTAAAACTGCCATAACTTATTTATATTTTGATAACTGGTGAAAATGATTGTGTAACCACGACTGGAGATTTGCTATCGAATTTCCTAGGTCGTCTTCGTGATAAATTTCCATAAATTCCTTTGATCTATAAGTCTTGTTAGGACTCGCCAACATTTCTTGTATTTCTACAATGGAATCTTCTGGTATGTTGGGATTTGTTAGATCCATTAACTTTTCGTTTATCTTTAACTGATGCTCGAAATTTCTAATACTCATGAATGCTTTTCCGTCTCCGTCTTTTGCTTTTTGTATAACTTCTGTTAAAGTCATTTTATTGTAGCTAGATAATTCTGGATAAAGTTTTGTTATCGTCTTTGGTCCGATGCCTTTAATTCCAGGAACGTTATCTCCAGAATCTCCGGTTAAAACTTTATAATTCAAAAAGTTTTCGCTGCTAACTCCGTATTGGTCTAAGACTTTTTTAGGAGTGTAGAAGATTTTTTTCGTAGGAGAATATACAGTTATCCTTTCAGATACGAGCTGTAAATAATCTCGGTCTGAAGACATTATTGTGAAGTCAGTGTCCATCTGTTGAGTAATGTAACCGATAACATCGTCAGCTTCTATTTTATCTATTGAAATTAAATCTACCGGCAAGCACTTCAAATAATCTATTAATCTAACTAACTGATTTGTGATTGCTTCTGATTCTTGCTCTTGATTCTCAAAAGCGTCCCAGTTAGTGACCCTGCGTATGCCTCTATTAGCTTTGTACTCTGGATAGATATAACGTTTATTCGTTGATGAGCCCTTGCCATCGAACGCCAGAATCACTCTGGTAGGTCGAATCAAGTTGATGGCAAAACCAAGCGACCTTAGGTAACCTGTTAATCCACCAACGTGATTCAAACTTTTATTAAAATGCTGTATAACCGTAAACGCTCTTAGGAAAGTATTCAGTGAATCGATAATTAAAATTCTATCGTTTACCTTTAGATCTTCTTTTGTCTCTTCTACTACTGCTTCCTTTCCAAGCGAATCGAATATCTTTTGGTAATCTTTATTCATGTTCTGAACTATCAAATAAATCTTTAGTGTCTTCGTCAGCCTCTTCAATTACATCGAAATCTTTTGAACCCAATGTTTTTAGCCACTGATGAGAATATTGTTTCTTGTAATTGTCCAATGCTTTCTTATCGTCGTCAATAAATCCGTGTACTGTCATAATAACCTTGTTCAAAGCAGTAACTCCAGTGACGTGATTCTTATCGCAAGAGATTTTTGTTCTCTTTGCAAACTCAACCTCTTTACCGTTCTTGGTAGCTTTGATCTTGTTTGTACCTGCATTAGTAACGTTTCCGAAAGTGATAATAAGAGAAGCGTCAAAGAACATTGTGTCTCCACCTTTATTCTTCATCTTTGGTTGACTCATAATAGTTTCAGGCTTTGCGACCCAAACTTTATTGATTGCAACGAATGAGTTTGTATAAGGCTGACTCTCTTTTCTTGATAACGCAATCTTCTGATTAACGAACTGTCCGAACTGTTGTGACATAGCACCCGCGTTCCACTCGTTATTGTTCTTGTTTGACTCAATCGATAGTCGGCATGGGACGGAGCCCACAGAGTCCCAAAAGAAACAGATATCGTAAGGCAAGTTTCCAGCCTTCTGCTCGTCCAAAATATCCAAGATAAATGCTGATACGTCTTCGATACAATTCATCTTTTCTCTATCAACGAACAAGAAAAAGCCTTTGTAATCGGATACTACGCCGTCTTCGTCAGCAACCTCTTCAAATTGCAATCCCATTTCTTTAGCGTGTTCCCAACTCCATTTCATCTCGGTAATAATGAAGACAGGTAGAATGCCCATTTTTTGAGCGTTAACTGCTGCTTCCAATAAAGCGGTTGTTTTACCTGTATCGGAGTGACCTCTCAATAAAGTAATGTGACCCTTTGGAATACCAGGAATTTGTAATGCGTCTTGAAACGATTTCGATAAAGGAATCCACGTTTGATCTTTGAATTTTATAGACGTAGAAGATAAATTCTTTGACTTCTTAAAGTTGTCCAAGTTGAATTCTGTCTTGATAGCTTTTGATATGGAGCTATTTAACCCTTCTTTAGCCTTTGCCATTAGTGCGGTTTAAAAAGCCCTCGTTTTTAGGTGAGGGCTTATATGAATTTAGAAGTTAAAAAGGTCATCGATTTTGCTATCGATCTCTGTCTTACTTGTGTTCAAAGTAAAAGCTGCTTTTGGCGCTTCTTCTTTTGATTCCCAAGGTAAATCTCCTACTTGCGCAGTTTTTTCAACTACTACGTCTGCGTTTTGCTTGATCTCTTCTTCAGGGTTCAAATGAGCGCCTAAAGCAGATTTCATGTCTTCGTAAGACCAACGCTTAAATAGAGTGTTAGGCTCTGGTTGAGTTGTTAACCATAGTTTTACTTTGTCTGCATCTTCTGATAACGCAGTAACTTTTGTTCTAACTCTTACTGTACTAGTGTTGTACATTAATCCAGTGGTTTCTTTACCTGCTGTGTCGACTGTAATGTCGTGACCTTGAATAGGATCTGTAAAATCTCCTACGTCTTCGTCTTCTAAGATTGCCAACAAATCCATGTAGACTTGCTTGCCGAATTCCCATAGTCTTACGCCTTTCTCTTCTTCGCCTCTTACGATGACTGGAACGAATACGCGTAATTTTGGTTCGAACTTCTTAGCTGACTGCCAATCGTCGCTCTTTCTTAAACCTTGAGCGAATTCAACGATTGGATCTTTTTCGCCGAAAGAAGTCGGAGAAATCATCGTCTTGTTGTTGATGCCGTAGTGGAAAAATAATTCCTTGAATGGGTTCGATTTGTCGTACGCGGATGGTACAATACGAACTAAGTGTTTACCTACAGTAGGTTTCCAGACTGTTAAACTGAAATCCTTTTTCTGTCCGCCTCTTGGATTTTGTAGGGAAGCGAGCCTAGACTTTAATTGAGAAATGTCCATAACTGTTGTTTAATAATTTATTATATAGCTAATATACTAAAAATAATCGAAAGAAAAAAATTTATTTTTCAGTGAAAGTTATACAGCAACTATCTTGTGGATGGCGGTATTCAACTTTCTTAACTCTTCGCCTTGGGTCAATAGTATTGAGTTTCTGTAGTCAGGCCAGTTCACCATGAACGAATTGTCCAGGACGCCGTTGTTCAGACTCTTAATCAAAGTATTGAGTGCGTTAATTGTATATAGAGTGTTTGAGTCCTTCTTTCTGTGCAAAAGGATTGTATTGGGAAGTATCTTTGTATTCGGCCCTTCTATCTCGATGTTGTATGTACACATGTACTCATCCGATTCAGGGGAAGACAAAACAAATATCTTATTGTATAGGATCTTGTATTCTTTATTGATTTCTTGCAACCTTTCGTCTAATAACTCTTTTTTAGCGAATGTGCAAAATAGCTTGTTCATAAGCGATTCTGGTGTTAATTCTATTGTGTTTGTTTCTGTCATAACCTTGTTTAATAAATATTTGTAATTAGTTTAGAATGCATAGCTTGTTCCATGTTTGTGTTTTACCTTCATTTCGCCTGTTTCCAATACGGTTTTAATCTCCTCTAGTGTCTTTTTGCCGTCCTTTTTGCTGAAATCAAATAGAAACGAGTCGTATGTGATCAGAATAAGTTTTGTTTTGGCTGCCGTATTTTTAAGGTAATTCTGAATCTCCTGTATCTTATAAATATTTTCCTTAGTCTCTAGGTTCTGCACCACGTAGTTAAATAGCTTGTACTTGGTCATTGAAACATCAGGTCTTATAACTCTGCCGGTGTGTAGCTTATAGCCTTTTTGACTTTTATAGGCCTTCCATACCTCTTCAGCAAACTCTTCCATTTTTGCAAAGAAGGGAATTTTCTTGTACTTCTTATCAACTCCACCATAAAGCTGTCTGAACGTGATGGTTTTGGACTCTTTGTACTCTTCTTCGGTCAACTCTTCCTTTTCGAAATACTGCTTTCCCAAATAAATGTGAAAAGAATCTTTTGGACACTCGAAGTCTATAAGTCTTGCTATAAGTCGTAAGTGATAAGCGTCGAAGTCAAACTCTACAAGAAAATCGTTAGAAGGTAAAAAGCAGCTTCTAAAGTCGTTCTCTTTTGGAATGGCAAGAAAGTTAATGCCATTGAAAGAATTTGTCGGTCTTCCAGTTAAATTGTAAAGATTATAACAAGAGTACATCTTATCCGATTGTATGGAGTAGCTCTGATCGTGAATCTGGTACTTATCTGTCAAGCACTTAACGTCTACCTTTATTGGATTCTCCTCGACTGATTTGTATGTGCTAACGAAGTCCTCTTGAGTCTGTAAATCTGTTTCTAATCCAAAGTAACCTTTAACGTAATCGTACAAACATTGGCACCTTTCGTAGTGCTTCGATATAGGTATTAATTCGTTTGTGATGGGAAGCTGCCCATAACGTGAGTAAAAATCGTGGTGTAAATTGGTATCACAATCGAACTGGTTAAATTCGTTGGTTTGATCTAGATTAACGAAGTGTAGATCTATAGCGTTAGGTAAATCTAAGAAGTAAGAGTGAAACTTCTTGTCTAATAGGTATACTTTTTTGTGTAGCTTTAAAAACTCTTGAACCATTTTAAAATCCAAGTAAAAGCTTTCTGAATGTTTGAAAGGAAATATATAGCCCTTTTCTCCATCGTGGTAGTACAGCAAACTTGGATACGTCAACTTTGGATGAACTCTATCGTTGCCCGGTATAAGCTGTACGAAACACTCGTCTTTAATATCAAGGTTGCCGAATTGCGACAAACTTTCTACAATGAAATACATAACCTTTTAATTTGAACTAAATATAACCAATCCAATCGATTGTATTAAATTAATCTACGAAGTGGGTCTTGCAAATTTAGCGTACTCACCACCTATGAACTCTACCAATCCTATGAACTTAACATTAGCCGCTTCTATTAATCTTTTGTTTGTATCTATAATTCCCTCTCGTATATCGTACTGGGAATATCTTTTTGTGTTTAAATTTCCGGTTAACTTCCAAAATATGTCTTCCACCAAATAGAAAGACACATCGTAAGAAACAGTTCCATTCACAAAGTCATCGTATTCTTGAGGAGATATTTCTGTAACGAATCCTTTACTGTTTATCTTTTTAATGAAGTATCTTATAATATAACCTTTATCGTAATCAGATTGTGTAGGTTTTGGAAAATAAGAAAGTGGTTCTTTTCCAGTGTGTTTAGTAAGATTAGTTTGTCTAGCCAATAAATCTTTTAATTCTGGAGATAGTATTTGTTCTGCTAAGTAAGTAGAATTTTTTGCGTAAGAAGCTATCGGTACTAACTCTTCGCTTGGTCCGACAATTGGATCTGCTCCGCTGTATACTTTGTTATCGTAAGTAGCATAGTAATCTCCTTTGTAAGGAATACCATTTAAAGCGTATTCATTTCCGGTAGTTTTTAAATTCGTCTTGACCTTGAATGATGGATAATATTTTATCATAGTAATTTACCTGTTGAATCTAAGTAAGTAGATAATACACCGTCTTTTAAAGCAATGTGTAAGTGAGTATCCCATGCATAATCTGGTCTTGGAGGCCGGCCTACGTAACCCAATAAATCTCCTTTTTTAACTGATTGACCATCTTTGGCTACAACGCTATCTAAGTGAGTATACCATGAATTTGTTTTAGAGCCATTCAATGTGAATCTATATCCCCAAATATATGGAACCACTTCGTAGAAGTTTATGCCTGATATAGTTCCATCAAATAATGCATATACTGGAGTATAAGCAGGTACAAATAGATCCCACGCATTTTCACTTTGCCATTGACCTTTTTGAGAAGCGTCTCTAGCTCCATGCGCTTTTTGAGATACGGAATCTCCAAAACTTTTACTAGTTCCAAAAAGATATGCAGATGTAGAAGTAGCATTATTCGTGGCGTTTCCAGTTCCTCTTGCAGATTTAGATCCTTTAGAACTAGAAGTACCAGTTCCTCCTATGATATCTATTGCGTCTCCTGCACCCGGTACCGCAACTCCACCTTTGTCTTGACTCTTATTGAGCTCTCCATTAAAATCAGATCTATTTTTTAAATAGATCATGCTACCTTTTATAGAAGTGGTCCATTGATTATTTTCTATAATATGGTTTATTCCAGTAGTTATAAATCCAACTTTGTGTAAAGCGTCTAGTTCCTGTTTTCCGTTCTTATCAACTTTTACAGCTCTTGCGCTATATGTGTAAGGAAGTAGCTGCTGTGGTATTGTGAATCCTTGAGTAATTCCAAATCCAGATATTCCGTCTGTAGAAAAATTAACAGATACTGGAATCATTGCTGCTGCGCGAGTAGGAAAACTTTCATTCTTATTAGTAGCCATTCTTTGAATAAAATAGTTAGTAGCGTGATTTACATTTTCGGTAGACGGTTTGTCTGTACCGTAAAACTGTTCTACGTTGCTATTGAATTTTATTGCAGATTCTTTTTCTGTATCGTTGTTTGCAGGAGTTTTTTCGTCAGTTAATCCAGTTCGGTTATTTATGTATCTATCGTAATAAAAATTATTTATAGCTCCTACAGGACTTGCGTCTACTGAATTTGAAGCTTGTTTTTTCTGATCAGCATTTGCAGATATGGCCAAAAGATTATTTACTCTTGTTGATAGATCAGTTTTTAATTCTAAAGTTTTTGCTATAGATGCGACGCCATACAAAGGTAAATCTGTAGTTCCTGTTTTACTAATTAAAGTTTCGTTAGTCTTACCTGGCACCAATTGATCGTCTACTACTTGTAAAGTGTTTGCTGAATCGTCGTAATACAATCTAAATGCATTAAAACTACCTAAAGTTTTATTCATATCGCTTAATATTTGATCTATTAAAGCTTTTAAATATAAACTATTAGAAGCGTCTTGAGAAAGATACTGTTTTATTATACCAAATAAATAATCAATACTTACCAATACATTCATAACTTTACCTCTATGCGCATCTGTTGAATCTCCACTGTTTGTAAATTTAAACTTAGGAATTTTATTCAAGAAAATGTCTTTAGAAGAAGCTGGATTAAATAGCTTGGTTACCGCTTTATTTTCTTTTGTTGCCAAAATTTCGTTACTAGAGTTTAATACAGCGGGATTAAACAATTTAACGTAATCTGAAAATTGACCCTCGAATGGAATTAGGAAAGATAATCCGTCAACAGATAATTGACTTGGATTACTCAAACAGAAGTTTGTTTCTGGATTGAAATCCAAATACATTATGGGTGTGGTGCTTGTGTTATCTGTAGCGCCAATCTTTTTATCGTAAAGTAAACAAGTATCATTAAGAATCATTAATAACAAACCAAATTGTATATAGACAGGATGATTTAGCTGACTGCCGTCTTGTAAATTTTGATTTATTTTATAAGGAACTACATAAGATGTTAGTAATTCTTTATAGTTTACTGGAGGCAACATGTCTACTGATTCTCTACCAGCCAATAAAGAAGCGTTAAATCCGTACTTCGCAAATCTTTGTATGGTAACAGAAGCGTCTATTTTATCGTCTATTAAGTTTTGTATAAACGATTTGAATATTCCTGCGCTAAAAATTTGAGATGCTAAACTAGTCGTTAAATCTACTTTTTGTGGAACCAATCCAATATCCAATGCATTGTTAGCTTTTTTAATAGCGTCTACAAGAGAGTACACTTGTATTGTTCTTAGAATACACTCCAAAGAAGATTGCGTATTTGAAGAAGGCGATGTTTGAGATGGATCTGAACCTTGCGCGGGCTTAGAATCTGCCGTAGTAGTTTCTGCATTTGTATTTTGACTGTTTATGTTTTTAAGATAATCAAAATATTGAGCTGTAATTTCTAATTTTCTATTTGCTAATATTTTATCTATTAAAGCGCTATCTGTTATTTTAACGTATACTGGTAAAGTGGTAGTACCATCAGATTTGTCTACGCTATCTACTAAAGTGCCGCCCACGTTTTTAGTTCCGTCTTTACTTGTAGTAGTGGGTATTGTAAGATTGTAATGTAAAGTCAAATAATATCCGCTAAGGCCGATATCAGTACGATTAGCTCTATCATAACTAGGGCTTGATTCTCCGTTAATTATTTGAGTTATTTTATATGATCCTCCAACCCAACCATCCGGTGATTTTCTGTCGTCAGGTAATAATTGACTCTGTCTAGTATTTAAAACCACTTTTTTACTGCTGTCTAAAAGCATTTTATAAGAGCCGTAGTTAATTTCTCCAGTAGTTAAAAATTCAAATACATGCTTTGCTATGTTACTTTTTGAATCATTGTTATACTTAACTCCATTATTTTGAGAGAAGTCTATTTTAATTTCAAAAGTTTGAGGGTATAGACCTGTTTTATATTTGTCTGATGCGTAGTAACTATTCTTAGAAAAATATAATTGGCCATACTGTAAAAAAGTATCGCCAAATCTTGCCATATCGGAAACTAATTGATCAGGCGATTGATTAGAAAAAACGTTATTTTTTATGTAATCATAATTTAGAGTAATGCTATCTATATCATCATTAATTGTGTTTTTATTAAAAGCTAGTCCGTATTTTTTTAAGTAGATTGCATCGTCAGTAGCGTAATCATATTTTTTCCAGTCAGCGTAACTTTCTGCTGAGGTAGAATTGGTTTTTAAATCACTAGGAGAAACAGCATATTTTGCAAATGTGCTATTCGATATAGTATCACCCCATGCTTCGCTTGCTTTAGAAGACGCATTTTTTGGATCTAAATCAGCAATTAAACTATCATAATTTAATAATTTCTTTTTAGCCTCGTCTTCTTTAGCCTTTATTTCGCTATCTTTTTTAGCCTGCTCTGCTTTTACGGTAGCTTCCTTTACTGCTTCAATCTTTTTATAGATATTATTTAAGTCGTTGACTTGTTGTTGTAATATATCTGGAAGATTTAAAGGGTGGTTAATCTTAATACTTTCTGCTAGCGTTCCTAAACCTGCCATTTTCAAAGTACAATCGTATCCGCCGTCTTGATTGTAAGAAAAACTAAAGTTGACTACCATGCCCAGCATGCCGTCGTAGTTACCTTCTGATTCTCTTCTTTTTTCGCCAATGTGTAATTGAATTTGTTCTTTTACAAGTCCATTAGAAAATGGATCTAAAGAAAATAATTCTGTAGAAGATAATGCACCATCTCCAGTTAAAGTAGTTGGATAGTAATATGTGTTACCCCATTCTAAGTACATTGTAAAACCTAATTTGAAATACAAAGCGTCCATTACGTCCAACTGATCTTTGTCCCAAACTTTGAATTCTATTGTGGCCATTCTTATAGATCCCAATTTACCTTGAGTTTCAATACTAACTCTTGTTAAACCTGGCATTGGGCGATATCCGTACTTATTTACTTCTTTTTCTCCCAACATAGAGTAGGTCTCTTTGAAACCTTGTCTTGGCGTATAAGAAGTTGCGCCGTTTTGAATTTTTGTGTATACTGAAGTTCCTCCTTGTAACACGAAATCTTTTGCTAAAGAGTCAGGATTTGACAAAGGATAACCAATAAGATCAGAGAAGTAACGTATATCTTCTTGTGCCTCTAAATTAACAGAAGACACTAACCTTACCCATGCAGTTTTGTTAGAAAGATACTCCAAATTTGCATTGTCTCTTTGGAGTTGGAGTCCTTTAGCACTTCTAGTTTGCAATTGTTTAAGTAACCAATTAGGGATAGCAGTGCCTATTATATTGGATATCTTATTATCAGAACCTGCCATATTATCTTTTTGAGTTTACTATCTTGTATTGATTAATTACCGATTGAACGTCATTGGGAATTCTTAGTTGCATTCCAACGGGTGGATACAAAGAATCTCCTGGTAATGCATTTGCTGAAGCTATGATCCACCATAAGGTAACGTCTCCATAAAAATCGTTTGCTAATAGATCTAGTCTATCTCCAAGAGTGCTTATTACGTAAGTATCATTTTCAGTCACAGCGATGTCTGGATATACATTATTTACATAGTATTGACTACCTGTTGCATTGTATTTAATTACGTTTATATTTTGGTATCTGTAAGGCATTTTTTATTTATTATCCAGTTTGAGGAACGTAATCGAAGTCTATTGGTTCTTGTATAATTGGAGGATTTTTTAACGACTCTCGTAATTGCTGAGTATTGAAATCTAATAAAGCTTGGTATACTTTATTCTCTTCGTTTATTTTTGTTTGAGCAGTATTAATATCTTCTTGTCTTTGTTGTTCTATTTTTTGAGTAATAGAAGTATAATTAGTCGCATTTTGTACAACATTATTATTTGCTATCAATGCTGGCACTTCAGTTTCTGTTCTTCTTCTTGGTAAAATATCCATAATTGGTTTGAACGATATGCTTACTTCAACTAGATGTGGTAGTTGAGGTTTATTTTCTGCAGCCACATCGTTTATTTCCCAAGTCGCTTGACCATCTATAGAGACATTTACGCTTTCTAAAAATCCTGGGGTTCTGTATATGTAATCGCCTATTGTTAATCTAACTATAGGCGCTCTCATAATTGAGGTAGTTGGACTATAATCAGGATAAACTTGACTGATTAGATCGTTTAATTTTTGATACAACGGCTTTAATTCAGCTGATGATTGTGAAAATATTTTAAAACTAAAAGATATTGATCTATCGAATCCTTGATAAGTTCTAAAATTTTCTCCTCTACCCAAATATTTGAAAGAGTTTAATTCAGCTGAGTGATTGTCTGTTATGCTTCCTAAAAATGCTCTAAATACTAGCGCTTGAGATCTACTAGGATTATCGTTTGAAATTGCTTCGAATGCAAATTTAATGATATCTTTATTTTCTGTAGCATTGTCCCATGGTGATGTGCTATTATTAAAAAATTTTGCTGCTGACGCATTTAATTTATCGACACCATTTAAATTGCCTTTTAAAAATTTTACTATGTATCCAGGATTTCCCGTATTTAATTTATTCTCTATGCTATCTGTGGTGTAATTCCAAGCTCTTGATTTTTGTGCTGTATTAGTCACATCCAATCTAAAGTCAGAAATAACAGGAACTCCAAATTTTGTAGCTTTTCTATTCGGATCCATTAATTTATCGTAAGTCAATGTAAATTGATTCGATAATTTTGTAGAATCAACAAATCTTCTAATAACTGTTTTTCCAGTTCCGTATGTAGAACCAGGCCCTTGTAAGTAATCGAATAAAATATTTCTATTTAAAGAGAAGCCTAAATCGTTGTATAAAGTTACATCTGCTAGTGCTGAATTCGTTAAAGTAGAAACCATTTTAGTTTTGTAAAAAGCCACCAATCTATTCGTCTTTCCGTTATTGCTTGGTAGTGCTTGTGCTCCTACAGTATCTGCGTAGAATTTTTGGCCTGGTTGGAACGCGTTTAATCCGGCTCTATTTCCATGGGTGCCTGTACCCGCTGTTGCCACAGAATACAAAGTATTTGCGCCGGTTGCATTATATACCCACGTATTTGGAACAGTGCCAGTATAAATCTGGTCAGCTAGGTTGTCTCTTGTTTGATAAGTATATTGAGTCTCTATTCTTGGATTAGACTTCTGTAATAAGACCTGCTTTGTTAAGAACGCTTTACCTCTTGGATCGTCTTTTAAAAATTTAGAAATTCTTAGTGCGTCTACTTGTGCTGCCGGACTCAAGTATTGTTGACCTGTAATTGATGCAGCAGAACCGCCTCTTATCGGAAAATCCAAAGAGGTTCTGTTTGTATTGTAATAGTCTCTAATAGACTGCGCAACGTTTTGATCGTCGATAGGAAATTTAACATAAGGTTGATCTGAACTTCCACCGCCCGGTCTGTCCATTCCGTACTTTAAGGTTTTAAAGTCGGTTTTTATTTCAAATAGCTCTTTCTGTCTTATGTTTCTTACTGGCATGGTTTCTTTTATGTAAATAGATTGCCTCTATCGAATTTTGAATATTGATTATTTTCGAAACTATTCAATATTAAAGCGCCGACTTTAGTATCTCCCAAGAAAATTGGAGCTGCAGCGATTTGTATCTTATCGTTTGTTCCGCCTCTTCTATTCATCTGCTCTAGTAATTCGTTTGTTCTTTTTGTATTTTCTCCCATTTCTTTAACGTATTGGGCAGAATTCTTACCAAAATAAAATTCTCCTTTATCTATCACAGCGTTTCCAGATTCTTGAACTACTCCACCGTCTGCAGCTTTTGGTTTAGATAGTTGTCCTAAATTAGAACTTCTAATAGTACTTCCAAAATCTTTTAATTGATCTCCGTAATCCTCTCTAATTTTGCTATCTCCAATCAAGAATATATTTGCTATTTTTGAAATAGCATTTACCATAGATCCTGCAACGTCTAATACTTGAGCAAAGAAATCTTTAACGCCGTTTACCATACCCATAATATTTTCAGGTTTAGACATCCAATTAATTGCTTTGTCTATAAACTGAGATACTCCTGAATTTGATACTAAATCTACGAAACCTTGTTTAATTTTATCTATTAAAGCCGCAAGTTTTTCTTGAGCAGATCCATTAGCTAAAGCTTGATACTCTTGTTTTTCTTGTTCGGTAGTAATAGCCGCCATTGTTGTGAAAGTCTTCTTGGCTAATTCGTATTTTTTTTCTGCGCTATCTGTATCTTTTGCTCCAATCTTAGCTAAGAATTCTTGCTTCTTTAACATTTCACCCATAGAATCTCTAGTCATACCAAAAGCACTAGCCATACTTTCTGCAGCAATTCTATTTAGCTTTAAGAAATCTCCTGCGCTACCTACTTGATCAGTAATTTCTTTCGCTGCACCGGCTAAATCGTTATTTAAGAAAGCCTCTCTTGCTTTGGATAAATTAATATCTTTACCTGTCAACAATTGTGCTTCCATCTCTTTTGAAATACTCGATTCAAAATCCAAGAAAGAATCAGCCATTCCGTCCAATTGTTTTAACTCAAGGCCCATTGCTTTTGTTTGCAATAACGCCTTTGTTAATTTTTCTGGATACTTAGCAAAACTTAAACCTAAATAACCGCCTAAATTACTAACATCTTTTAATACCGCTTTGTAGTCTTGAGTTGCTAAACCTGCTTTTTTAAGATTCGCGACTTGCGCTATAATATTTCCAACAATATTTTCTGATTCTTTTCCTGTTATTGTAGAAGCTTCTGCAATTCTAGCTTGAGTTTCTGCGTCTACTCCAAGAACTTGATTTAATCTAATATTAGTAGCAAGAATTTCATTAGATAAAATAGCTGTAGTTCCTAAAGTTTTGCTTAAACCAATTTGAGCTTCGTACAATTTTTTAGAATTTACGAAAGCATCGTTTGTATTATTTGCAAAATCGCTAAATTGATTTGCTAATTTTTGAGATTCGTCAGCGCTTAAACCGAGTTCGCGTCCCATTTTAACAAACTGAGAATTTGCATTAACAGCAAAATCAAAGAATGTCGCCATCATATCGACCAATCCTCCCAATAATCCGCCAACTAAAGGAATCTTTTCTAAGAATCCGCTAATTGGTTTTACTAAATTTTGAATAGGTCCGTCCGCTAATTCTCCTCCGATAGATTTCATTCCACTGGACAACATCTTAGTGGCTCCAGAAAACACATTCATTAAAGAGCTCCCAATCTTTCCTGCTATTAGCGCTAAAACTGCTGGATCTTTTAGAGAATTTAAAGCTCCTGTAAACATTGCGCTTAATCCGGATCCAAATACTTTAAAATTTGTAAGTAATTGACCAGGCGCGGCTTTTAAATTATTGACAACGTTTTTGAATCCATTTCCTAAAGCTGCAGGAGCATTTTTAATTCCTTGCATAAAAGATTGAGTTCCATCTTTTAATTTATCAGAAATACTTTTCGATTTAGGTATATCAAAAAGAGGAATAGGTTTTTTGCCTTGCTCTTCTCTTTGTATATTAATCGCTTGAATTCTCTTATTTCTCTGTATTAATTCTTCTTTCTGAGCGTTTAGTTCGTTTTGTGCTTGAATTTTTCTGGCTTTATCTACCATCGCTTCGTAAATAGAATCTCCTAAACCTAATTTTTTAGAAAAATTCTCCATTGCAATACCAGAAAGACCTATAGAATTTTTAATTTCTCTTTCTTTAGATAACTGTTGCTCTAATTCTTTTGTCGTAGCCGTAAGCACTTGTTTGCTCTTTACTCTAGCAATGTATTCTCCTTGAAGTGGAGTTAATTCTTGAGATTCGCTATCTATTCTAGCCTCTATTAAATTTAAGGACTGTTTTAAAGACTCTATTCTAGTTCTATCACCTTTTGCGCCAGCTTCTCTTAATTGACTTTCTATTTTGTCTTTATCACTTAATAAGCCTAAATACTCTTGAGCTCCATTTAATTGTTGCTGTCCAGCAATTTTTAACTTAATCTCTGTTTCTAATATCTTAGAAGCTTGAATAAACTCTTGAGATCTTGTCTTATTAATGTCTTGCTGAATTCTTTTGATATCCAGACTGGAAGTTCTGAATCCATCTATAGAAGATCTTACTTTATTATAGCCAGTAAGTAATTTACCCAATTCCCTAACCTGATCTTTGATAATGTCATTAAAGTCATTACCATCCCTTAATATCTGTTTTAACGAGTCCCTTAAGTCTTTAGCTGAATCTGCTGCTTTAGCAGATTGCGATGCGTCCATACCGGGACCTGAAGGGTTATTAGGATCTGACATATTGATTGTTAACTAAAAATAAATATTTAAGCCTTTGGTTTTACCTTAGATACAAACGTGGGCTTGTCTTCAGACTTTGGCTTGGCAAACTCTGGTATGACTACTTTTGAATTATCTGTCTTGTTTGTGAGGACTTTATCGTTATCTTCTTGCATTTGACGCTGCCTTTCTAAGTGTTCGTTGATCTTTTTAATATTGAAACGACGCTTAGGTACATCCATCTGCCAAACTTCAGTGTAAGTAAAACCTCCACCACCGTGATATACGAGGTCAAAAACCTCGGTCATGAATACTGACCTATATTCCGCTCCCGGGAAAAAAGAATTCCGCCGTCATTGGCATGTCAGATGTGACCTCCTCTCCACCTTTTGTAGTGAAAGTGATCTGACTATCGATGTCCGGAGTCATAGAATCTATATAACGTCTTAACGGCATAGAATCTATTGAAAGTAGGGCACCGCTGTCGATGAACTCTCTGATGGTCTTTGTTGAATAATCTCCGTTAACCGAAGTAATTTGATGCTTTAATTTGGTAGTCAACAAACCTGGTGCTGCGTCTCCCAAATTCTTTTTCAAGCCTTTTACCTCTTCGTCGATCTTCTTGTCGTCTGAGATTGTAAGTAATTTGAATGTAATAACGTTCTTAGTGCTTGGCAATTCGAAAGAGTACTCGTTCTTTTCGTTCAATGCACTAACGTCTACGTTTTTGTATCCAACTGACTGTAAGTTACCAACAACCGTCTCAACTTCTCCTGTGGCAGGATTGTAGTAGTCAAAAGAGTAGTCTTTACCGTAAGCCAATATACGAGCGGCTATAAGAAGCGCATTGCGATCGCCCAGAAGCAGATCCTCATACTTTATTGGAGTTTTAATAAGAGATTTAAGCATGTTCTCAATAGCTAGACCCTGACGTAACAGGTTAGCATTGGTGAGAATGTCTTCCTCTCTAGCGGTCATGTATTTTAACTCAATTTGACCTGACGATGCAGGATTTTCTTTTGGGTAGATCAAGCCTTTTGAAGGAAGATCTATCATTTCGGTAGGAACCTGAAACTTTTCTGCCATAAACTATGTATTTTATTTATAAATATACCCCATTAAAATTTCCGGGAACAAAAAAAGACCGCAGTGAAGCGGCCTTTCTTATATTGTATGTTATTAGTATACTAGAAGTTCAAGATAGCGTAGTCCATACCAAGACTTAAAGTCAATTCGGTAGGATCTGAAGTAGACCAGTCGTAAGTTCCGAAGTTTGCTTCTTTGATGAAAGCGCCCTTACAGATCCACTCAGATACGATATCACCAACTGGACCCAAGATTGATAAATTGATATCTTTCTTGTAAAAGTCAGAGTAACCGTTTCTACCGGTAACTGATTCATGGTGTAAACGTACCCATTCCATAATAGCTTCTTGGCCTGATGGACTGATTGGGTTGTACAATGACAAACTGATATCTTTCCATTCAGCTTTACCTTTGATCTTACGGTAAACGTTGATATGGTCGATTTTGATCTCATTTAAAGTGATACCTGGAGCATCAGCTTTTTTGATCATATATGAAGGGATGCCATCAATGTACATTACGAAGCGATTTGATACTGTTGGTTCAAACGCTGTAAACATGATTTCATTTGGGTCCAATACTGGCATGGTCTATTGATTTAGTTATTTCTTTTATAAATATCGTTATAACTTATTTTTTCTTTTCTGCAACTTTCTTCTTAGCTTCTGCTTCTTTCTTTTTCTTGTCTTCAGCTTTCTTTTTATCGTCAGCTTCTTTTTTCTTTTTATCAGCAGCTATTTTTTTAGCGTCTTCTTTCTTAGCTTCGTTCATAGACTCTGCGCCTTTTCTAGCCCATTTTGTTTGTAAAAATTGCGAAATTTGACCAAGGTTTACTGTAGTTTTTTTAAGCAAGTCTCTTTGTTGGGGATCCTTTTCTACGTTTATTTCTTGCATTATCATTTTAAGCGCTCTGTTAACAGCTTCGATTGTTTCTGCATCCAGTCCTCTTGTGCTGCCCTCTTTTACAGGAGTTTCAGTTTCTTCTTTGATCATTAACTTAGCCTTTACACTCTCGTATAAATGTGCTGGTACTTTAATTCTAATGATTGTATTATCGTTCATTTTCTATTTTATTTGATATTATTGGCCAAATGTTGCTCCTGTAGGTAAAACGTTGAAGTCTAATTGAATAAACTCTGCAGTTTTAGTTGGTTGTAAGTAGATAGATCCAACTAATTGGTTTCTATCGATTACATCAGGAGTATTATTACTATCGTCCATTACTACTTGGAATGCGTACAAACCTTGTCTTTGTTGAACTGACTCTAAATAAGGGTTAACTTGACTTAAGAATCTGTTACGAGTAACTTGTGTGTTAGGCTCGAATACAATAGTTTGTGCAACTTGACCGATGTAGTCTTTAAGAGCGATCAACAATCTTCTAACGTTAACTCTATCTAATGCAGATGGTCTGCGTTGTAAAGTCTTTTGACCGTAGATAACTGTACCAACGCCTGGGAAAGTAGCGATTGGGTTGATTGAACCTTGGTAAACTCTATCTCTATCGTTAGAAGATAATTTACGCTCAGGTTGAAGAGCTGTTGGTAAACCGCCTCTGTTTAAACCGGCTGGTGCGAACCATTCTGCTCCAACTCTATCGTTGTATTCGTAAGCAGCAGGAACAATTGTAGAAGCTGGGATAAATGCTAATTTACCAGTCTCTCTTGATCTTACTTGAACCCAAGGCCAATAAGCTGCGGCGTATGAGTTATCGAATCCAGCAGCTTGAGAAAGCAATGTAGGAATAGATTGACCGTAACCAACCATATCAACTACAGCTATAGAGTCACCTCTTGTTTGTGCTGTGTTAACTAAGCTTGTTACTTGGCTTGTAGCGTTTACTGCTGTTAAGCCTGGTGCATATAATATGTTGAATTTATAAGAGTCTTTATTTCCTAATAAATTGATAGCTGTGTTATAATCTGTAGCAAAAACTCCTTGAATATTTGAATTGCTTGTTGCAGTAGTAGAAGGCACGTTAGCAATCGTTTCGAAGAAGTTAACAGGCTCTTTACCGAATGAACCGAAGATTGCGCCTGTAGCAGCTCCAAAAGAACCGTTATAAGAGCCAGATCCTACGATTGGTAAAGATGCTGTATACTGAGATTGTGCTTGACCATAAGTGTTCAAGTAACCTGGAGTTGGAGTGGCTACTGACTTGACTCTGATATACTTGCTCTTGTTTTGGTAAGAACCAGTAATTTGTAAGTAGTAGTTACCTAAATCATCAGTTGATACTGTTTGTGTTTGATCACCAATTACATAAGAGACGTAGTTGTTTTGATTCGGATCCAAAGAAAGATTATTCCATGTTTCAAGAATGCTCTTGCTGTTCTCGTAGTCATCACCTCTTCTAATAATCATGTTGAAAATACCAGAACCAGTGTCGGTAGAGGTAATTTCAAATCTTAAGTTAGCAGAAGATCCAGAAACTAAAGCTCCGTTAGATGCGCTAGTTTGGAAAGAGGCTGCGTTGTTATTCATTACAGATCCAACTGATAAAGTTTCTAGAACGAATGCTGTAGTACTAGCCGCATTTGTAATAGAAGCAGTGGCTGGTGTGTAAGAACCAGAAGCTACTCTAGTTACTAACAATGAATTTCCTCCTTGCTCGAAGTAGTTCAATGCTGCCATACTAGTTAAGTACTCGTAAACTGCACCTCCAGAAACGAAGGGAGCTCCGAATACAGCCTTGTATTGAGAGTAAGTAGTTACTAAGGTTGGGATGTTCACCGGACCAGTTACTGTTGGTCCGACGATTGCTGCTCCAGCTGTGATAGGACCTTGGGTTATCTGAGATAAGTCGTTCTCTTGTAAGAAGACTCCCGGGCTAATTAATGTTTCGGCCATTTATGTCGTTTTTTTTCTAATAATAAATATCGATATTTGATTCAAAACGCTTTAGCTGATTTCCCCAGTTTCGATGTTTATGGAGACGTTGCCGTATTTTTCTTTGATTTCTTCGAAAATTTCCTTTTCTTTTATCTTGATTCTTTTGATCTTTGCTCTTAATTCTTCTTGGTCCAATTCGATTACCATCTTCTGGTATTCTAACTCTCCAAGTAAGGAAGCGACTTCTAAAGCGTCGGTTCTAATGAGATTGATCTGTTGTAACTCTTCTGGTGTTAATTGCTTTTCCATAACTAGATTTGCTATAAATATGTAAGAAAAACGGCCCACTTTTTGGGTGAGCCGATTGTCTATTATTCTTTTGTGATTATTCTGGTACTTTTACTAGCTTCAAGAAAGTAACGTAAGCGCCCTCGGTCTCAACGTTCTCGAAATCTTCCAATTGAAACTCTTTGTGTTCGATTTCTTTTTCTTCGTTTAATAGAGCATTGAACTCGTTTTGAAACTCTACGAACTTGGGGTTAATGTCTCTTGAAACTGTTTGGCCGTCTTCGTCTGTTACTACGTTAGTATACATTGGAATCGATACGTTGCCTTGATCGTCAGCTTCTCCATGCTTCTTGATTAGGTCCTGCTTGATAGCTTCAACTGCTTCTTTTTCTGCAACAGCTTTCTTGGCCAAATCTCCGATCCAATACTTTGTTGTTAGCTTTAACTTTTCTGCCAAAAGTCCCTTTGAGGTAACTTCTCCAGTTTGTTGATTCGTAACACCATTTAGTTCAGCTTCAAGGTTATAAAACTCGTAAAGCTTTAATGATACTTTTTCCATATATTATTTAGATTTTTTTGCTGACTTCTTAGGAGCTACTTTAGTGGTAGTCTTCTTAGTTTTCACTTGCTTTGTAGCAGTTTTAGCTTGGGCAACGATTTCGTTTTTAGGAGCTACTGCAGCGGCTTGTTCTACCACTTCTTTAACTTCTTCAATTGCAGGGGCGATAGCCTCTTCAACTTGATTAACTACTTTAGAGATTTTTGCTTTGTTTAGTAATACAGCTATAACTACTGCTATTACTACGATAATAATTCCGAATAACATATTTTTTAATTTTAGGTTGTTGTATATAAATATATAAGAATTTACGAAAAAATCTTTGAAGTGATTAGTTAGTTTCTAGGGCTTCTACTCTTGATTTTAGAGAATCGTTTTCTGCTTTTAGTTCTTGGATTGCTTTTACTAAATAAGGAACTAAATGTCCTGTATCAATAGTTTTAAAGTCTTCTACAACTTCTTCATTTATTGTTTCTTCACTAGAATGAACATATTTAGGAAATACTGTTTCAAACTCTTGAGCTATGAATCCTATATTATTGTTCTTTTGAGTATCATTCCAAGATCTATGAGTAGCAAAATCTTGTTTATAATCAAATGTAACAGGATTTAATGCTGCTATTTTATCTAAAGCATTTGGTATTGTTACTACATTTTCTTTTACTCTAATATCTGAAGTTGTGTTGAATGTAGTTGAGTTAGAATAGTTGTATACTAAACCTGATGGACCTATCCATATTGCGTATGTTGATCCATTACAACCATAATAAGCATATGAGCCATACGCATCTATATTTGCAGTACCATTTGTGTTCTCTCCAATATTTGCTGCTCCTATTACTGATAGTCTTCCTACACCCGGTACATTACTTGTACCTGTTGCAGGACCTATAGATACTAAACCTGCACTTGTAATACGCATTCTTTCTGTAGCTCCATAAGAGTTACCAGTTCCAAACATTAGATCTCCTATAGCCCAGTTTGTATCTCCGCCCGCTCCTTGATAAATTCCAGTAATAAAAGCGTAAGTTGCGTTGTAAGCTCCACCTGAAGTCATTGAACTAAACGCAATAACTGGAGAATAAGCACCAACAGAAGCTACGTTGTTATATAAAGTTAATCCATTGCCAATATTAGCATTGGCGGTATTAGATCCTGCCACTGAAATTCCATCGCTATTATAAGATAAACTAGTCGCATTTATATAAGGTAATATGGCACCCGAAATTGCGTTATTAACTACTAATTTAGTTCCAGGACTAGTGTTGCCTATTCCAACATTTCCTCCGCCTGTAATACGCATTCTTTCTGTAGCTGTTACATCTCCACTTGCGCCTGCAGTACCAAAAGTCAATATTGACGTACCATTAGAAGTTGTACCAATACATTTAACATATGTTTGACAAGTACCACTAAAATCATTCGCGGTTTCTAATAACAAAGTTGCAGTACCACCTAATGCACCATTTCTAACTCTTAAAGATGGACTACTACTATTTGCTACATCTAAAGCATAGCTAGGGTTTATTTGGCCAACTCCAACATTTCCAGCAAAATAAGCAACACTACCAGTCTGATAAAAACTACCAGTAAATGTCTGTGTATTGCTTAGTTGACTTCCAAAAATATTAGAACCACTACTATATTCTATAGAACTAGTAATCGTCTGCACTACCAAGGTCTGCGCAGTGATTGTTCCTGTTGATAGAATAGATGACCCAGTGATACCTTGAGATACGTTTAAGGAACCAGTAATGTTCACGCTACCTGTCATACTAATATTGGACCCTGATAAGTATAAACTTGGTCCTTGTATACTTACAGAAGTCCCAGTATATATACCAATGCTATTTGCGCTTATAGAAGGAGCAAGAACACTTGCATTAGATTCAATAATGCCTCCTACGTACAATGCTCTACTACCTCCATCATTGTTACTTCCAATTACCAAGTTACCGGTAGAAATTCTCAAGGCCACTTTTGCAGTTGTTGACCCAGAAAAACGTGGGTTAATGTTTACCGCTTCTAGTATTTGCGCACTTCCAGTTGCAGTCAAATAAGGGGCAATGTAAACTGCTGTAGTTCTTGAGCTAGAAGCGTAAAAACTACCAGATACTATTACCAAAGACATAGATGGATTATTCGAAGCAACAGACCCTGATACTACTCCATCGAATATTGTTGTTCCGTACGAATTTATAGAACCCGAGCTCAAGGTTATGCTGCCCGATTGGATAGTTAAATTACCTATAAAGGTAGAACTTCCTGTTACTGTTAGAGATCCCGTAATGCTTTGATCTGCTCTAAAGCTATTGGAACCTGTAGTGGCGTAATTGGCAACAACATTCAATAAGCTTGCGCTAATCTGCTGTTGAGAGCTAGAGACCTGTAACATGGAAGCTGTAGTAGCGAAGCCTATAGATCCTGTGCCCTGCAACAATAAAGAGTCGCTTGCTAAACTAGCGGTGCCCGTCAAACTGCCCGAGGTCATGGTAAGACTGCCTGAGTTTATTGTTATGTTGCCTATAAACGTTGTGCTTCCGGTTACTGTTAGGGAGCCTGATATTACTGGTTGGTATATGTTCATCTAGGATAAATATTATTATATTGGGGATACTTTGTATTGTATGCCTTCTGTGTCTCGACTTTGTAATTCGTCTACTTTGATTTGTGCCTCTTCTGCGGTATCGAATACGTAGTTTGGATTTTCGGGGTTTAGGCGAATGACAAGGTGAAATTGGCAAGGTATTGTGGCTAGTATTATGTATTTCATACTATCTTGTTATTGTTATTGGGTAATCCGTATAAGAGTTCGAGCGAATTATGTGCCCGTCAATGTAGTCTCCCAAATAGGCAGTTGAGGAAGCGTTTGCGTAGTACCTAATCGCGTCCATTGTTGTTGCGGAGTTTAAAATAAAAGTAATGTCAAGATAAGAATAGGTTCCCGTACAAGAGCTCACCCCAGTGTAAAAGTTTAACGGCGCGTCGCAAACGTACTGCGGTCTACTTAACGCTGGATAAAAAGAAACTATACCAACAAAAGGTCGAATTAAGTTGTTAGCAACAGCATCGCTTAAAGAGTAAAGAGTTCCGTTTAGCCTAACTTGAAAAGATTGAAACGTACGTGTACCTGTAATAGCTCCCCATTGTATTATAACGCTTACCACTCTGTTGCCAGAGATTGTTGGATACGTAGCGTTGAAAGTATATGTGTTTGTTCCTGATAAAAACTGTTGAGCGGTCGCGGTCACTTTAAGGGTGTGATCAAGATAAACCGGCGGTTGCGATTGACCAATAGGTTGGATATTATTACCGGTAAACGTCCAGCTTGGAGCGTTCACTAAAGCATTATTACGATATATTTTACTGTTATACGAGTTTAAAGTCGTATTTAGAGAGCCGTCTCCTAAATACAATGGGCGCAAAGAGTCTCCGTATACTAGCGTACTCATTATACTATTCCTCCTAATACGTTCCAAACGTTCGTATCTGTTTTATAGCACTGAATTACTTTGTACTGTCCAAATGTAGTTCTTGCCGGTGGTAATATTGTAACTCCACTTCCGGTCACTGCTGTTACTGAGCCCGAAGCCGCTTGCTCTATGGTAATAAAACTGCCCGTTGCCATTGGAACCGAAGTGTTGTCTGGTAACGTTACCGAGCAGGACACGCTACTACTTATGCGAACTATTTTGCCGACGTCTCCCGCTACTAGAGTGTAACTACCGGTCTGCGTATTGAATGCCACTATTCCCGTAGTTCCTCCACTACTTCCAGCGTTTAAGGCGTATGAAGCGGTCAAAGCAAAAGACGAGGTTATAGCGTAAGAAGAGGAAACCGGAGATGCTGACACTCCTCCCATAGAAGC